AAGGGGGGTGTTAAGCACACCCCCGAAAGCTTATGATGTAGCGAGTTCGCCAAACAGATCAGGGTTAGGTCTCAGGACGAGGCCATAACACGTAGATGCTGTTGCTAATCCTTCGGCTGCTGCGCCGGTCAGATTATGGACTTGAATCTCGACAACACCGGCAGAAATTACTGATGCGGAGTACGTCATGTTGGAGAGGTCAGCGCCCCAACCAATCAAGACGAAATCGCCCAGCGCTGCATCCGGCACGGTAATAACCGCGTTCGAGCCAGCTTGATCTGCCACAGAATCTTCCTCCAAGCTCATCTTGAAAGGAATTACAACGGAGAAGATAGCCCTAAACTGTCGTGCGTGGGCTTCTCCTGCGTCTTCGGTTGCTGTGGTAAATGCTTCAGTTGCCATATCTTAGTTCCTCCTAAGTGGGGGGATGGGGGCCACTAGGACCCCCTATCCAATTAGGCGGCTGGAACGAACATAGCGATACCAGCTTCAGGACGTGGAGCCCCGATGCCGTAGATCGTATCAACCGTGAACAAATCAGACAAGAATTCCTGCTTGTACTGCGACTGTGACCGAGGAGCAAGCTGCTCGGCAAGGACAACGACTTCTTTCTGGAAGAGCAAGCACGGGCGGTAGCTCGTGCAGTCAGAAGAGTCTACTGTCGGCACATTCGTAGAGACATATACGGGTACACCGTAGATGTCACCAATCAGGCCGTTGCGGATCGAGTTGCTAGAGCCACTCTCTCCGACAAACGCTTGTTCTGTGAAGCGCGGCAGGCCAAGCAACCGGCGTTTCTCGACAGGCGGTACAACGAGGCAGCGCTGGCGCGCCGGAACATTGTTGTCGTCAAGGTACTGGATTGCCCGACGGATACCAGCATCAGTTAGAGCGGTGCCGTTACCGGAACCAGTTCCAACCCATGTGGTTGAGCCGTCGCCACCAATTACAGCCTTCGAGTAGAAGGAACCTGCTGTGGTGGGTGTGCCATCAGCGCCAGCCCATGTCGAGGCGTTGGCGTGAATTGCAGCGTCCAAGGACAGTGCGTGAGCGTAACCAGCGTCGTCTGTGTAGAAGGCGCGCATTGAATCAAGAGCTTGAATCTTTGCGATGTCTTCAATCAAACGAGAATATTCAAAGTGCTGGTTAATCAACAGTTGAAATACGCCGCTCGTTTCAACGATTAGCGTGACGCCCGTACCAGCAGCTTTGGCCGTTACTGAGCCGCGGGCTGGTTTGGGGATGTTTACAGTGTCGCCCTTCTCTCCCGAGAACGGCATAGACTGTACGAGGGGGACCATGACGGTGTTGGCCTTGTACACAGCAATAACCTCATCTGACCATAACTCTTTTATAAAGTTGGCAGCAGTGGTTATTGTGGTACTAGACGCAACTGTGTCAGGGGTATATAAGGCAGTTGCCATAATAGCATACCTCTTGCGTGGTGGTTAAGGAAATACTTCTAGTAGTTAGTCACGGACATTCCCATTTCCTAAGGCTATCCGATAGTTGGCGGCATTAGCTTTAACCCAAGCCTCAGCTTCCAAGTCGCCTTGCTTCGACCGCATGAGCTTTTGGATATACTCCTGTCGGCTGTAAACTGCGGGTTCTTGGACCAGTTCGCCAGACGATGAGACTAGCTCTGCCTGTTGAACGGCCTGCTGGGTGGTTACGTTAGCTAAGCCCTTCTCTGTCTTAAACATATGGAAAAGTGCGTCCGCTGCGTGGAAATCGTATTGGTTGCCTTTCGTATATAAATCCATACGAGTAGCATCCGCTACGACCCAATTCTGGAACTCAGGCGTTTCCTTGATGGACATAGCGTCAGGATGTTTGACACCAAAGGCGTCGGCATCCCTCTGAAGCCGGTCAGCTTCATATCGCTGTGTCAAGGCACGTGCTTCCTGAACGACAGGGTGTTGGTCTACTGCTTGATGTATCGCAGCGTTGGGGTCCTCATACAAGGCATCCATAGTGATTGGCTCTGGTGCCACCTGAGGCTCTGGCGTAGCAGGGGTAGGGTTGGTGATGAAGGTGTCGATCTGTTGCTTGTACAGTCCCAGCGTTTGTGCTTGTCTGCTGTTGTGCTGTTCAAGCTCTAGGTACCGTTTCTCCCAATCAACGTTAGGTGTGGAGGCTGGGTCTACAATGAACTGTCCGCTCGTTGGGTCCCTCAGTCTCTCCTGTTGCTGTTGGCTGGCATCCTTAATCTCTCCTTCGAGCCCGCCTGCTGGTGCAGGTAAATAATCTGCAATTTTAGCCATGTCAATGACTCCTCTAGTGTATCCCGCCCCGCAAGGGGTGTAGGGTGTGAGTAGAGCCCGCCCGAGGAATGGTGTAGGGCTCTGGGATGCTAGCGTAGATCGTCTCTCCAATAGTGATGATCTTGGCCAGCGGCTTCGTGGCGTTTCGTCATCCGGTCCCCCGACTTCTCGAAGGCACCCGGCATTCCAATGTCTGCCATGGCCTCCGTATCAAGTACGGGCGGAGTCAGTAACACCTGAGTACATGGGGCTCCGCAGGTAGGGCAGTCTGCCCGTGCGTGATCCACCATGCGCTGCTGTAGCTCGAAGTATCCGTCCTTCGGGCACTTATAGTCATACGTCGGCATCAGCTTCCGCCTGTCTCTTGGCAGCAATCATCTGCTCCCGAAGCGTGATGCAATACATCAGACCGCGTACGAATCCTTTCTCTTCGTTGACCTTCTCCCATGTGGGGAGGAAGAGTGCGTTGTAGTGTGCGGCCTGTATCTCGTTGAACAGTCCCTTCTGAATAGTTTCCCACTCAGGAGACCCAGTAACTAGGAGAACAGCATTCTCTAGTTCTTCTGCATTAACTTCATTATTCATCTATTTCCCCTTACGTGATTGCTGCATTCGGAGTCGATTCAGTTCCATAGTGCCTTCCAGTAGGTCCTTGACTCCTGACTTGGCGAGCTTCAGCTTGTCCTTGTTGGTAAGGCCAAGCGTGCCACCACCCTCAGTGCGGGAGGCATCAATCTTGCCCTTACCTACGCGCTTCTTACTTTTGGCTGACACTGGCCCTCGCCTTCGCTTTCGCGTCGAGTTTGTTCTTCTCTCGCTGTACCTCTAGCGCTTCCTCTTGTACCTTGACCTTGTTGTGGCCAATGACAGTGTTCGCTGCTTGGATGTCAACCTTCTCATCTTCAAGGTCCGTCATCTTCTTGATCTGCGCTATCTCAGCGTCGATCTTCTCTATCTCTTTCTTCGTCTTCTCGTTCTCAAGCTTCTGCTCCATAACAGCCGCACGCTGAGCTTCCATCTGGAGTTGCTCTGACTCCTTCTTCATCTTCTCTGCTTCAGGGTCAGGCTTGCTCATCTCGTCGAGTGCCATCAGAATCTCATCACGCTTGGGCGAGGAGCTTAATTCGATGATAGCTCGTAGGATCAGCTTGTGCTGTGGGCTGTCGGGACCGACGTTGCTCAAGAGGCCAATAAGCTGTGCCTGCTCGAACTCGCGGGCTACGATGCCCATAGTACCCTTGATGCAGAATTGGAAGTCCTGTGGGTATCTGCTGGTGTTGAACTGCATATACCGGTACATGGACTTCTTGATGAAGGGGTTGAGGAACTGACGCTCCATGTTCCACATAGTCCGGCGCATCCGCTTGAGGGCGGACGACTGGATCATGCTGATACCGGAGGCAGTCTCGTTGCGTCGGTCGCTGTTCAGGGGGGCATTGCTCTCGATTGAGCCCGTACCCACCTGCACCATGCGCTCCATCTCAGAAGACTGATTGAACGTGCTGGGGTCAATGTTACCGAGGATTACGGGTTCGAGTACCTCTGAAGGTCTCCCTCGGGTCAGCCAGACCTTCCCCGGCCTAACGCGCATATCCGGGTTCCGTGGCAGCCTTGTGATGTCAGCGCCCATCATTGGGGAGGTCAGTAAGCCAAGCGCGTCCATTCGCGCCCGAAGCTCTGCGTCCAACGCTCGTTGGGCATTCCAACCCTTCTCGGCGACACCACGTCCCCAGAACTTGCCGGGGACCACACTGTGTTGGTATGCGAGGATAGGTCGATCCTTCGTGCTGAAGGGGTTGACTACCGCTCGCAGTATCTCTAATTCATTGGCGACAGTGACGATGACCTCTATGTGGCCATTGCCTTGTACATCCTCTTTCGCGTACTTCGTCACGCCCTTGAGCATTGCTGCTGGGACGAGCCCGTAGTACTCAGTGACGAATACTGACCCGTCATGCTCTTCAGCCTTACGGGAGCCATCTGGGGTTTCTTCACCCGCTGGGCTCGCTGTCGTAGAGGCTGTGTTACCTCTCAGGGGCACATTCCGATAAGTCCCTGCCTTGATGCGGGACCAGATCACATTCTTCGGTACGTGAGTCTCGTGCGCTACGAAGTAGGCACTCTCTATGTCCCGAGCCTGTGAGTCGATGACAAACTCCCACGGCGGAATGGCCTCCAGTGTGACTAAGGGCCGATAGTCTTTTTCTATCTTCCCGTTGACCACCTTACGGATTTCCCGCCGTGTGATGTTGACCTTACCGATGCCCGTGCCGTACAGACAGCCATTTAGGACAATCTTGGCAATAGCATCCGGGACGCCCGCCTCATTGAAGTCTTCCTCCAAGAAGGCATGGGCCTGCTGGATGTCCTTCTTATCCTTGTCGGCCTTGTCGTCGAGGACATCGAACCAGCGTTCCCGCGAGAAGATAGCATCTTCAATGGTTGCCGCTGTAGATTCTATGGCAGCCGCGAGTGCTGGAGTGACTAATCGACTCCGTTCGGCTGCGCGCGTCTTGTCTGCGCCAGAGTACTTCCCTCGGAAGTTTCTCTCGTATGCGTCCCAGTTCGCTTTATACAGACGGTCACGCACCCGTCGGTTCTCTCGAACAAGGTACATCACGTGGTGTACCAGACCTTGAAAGCCCATCGTCGGGATGTTGGCGTTCCGTGCTTCGTCTAGTTCTACAATTGGCATTAGAATCCTACCTCAAGGTCTTGTGGCACCCAGTCATCAATTAACTGGATGTTCCAGCCGAATGCGTCTTCAGCCATCTGGTCGATATACGATACGGCATCTATTAGGTCGTCGTGCGCGAGAGGGTTCGGGAAGTCTACAGCTTGACTGAGGAACTTACCGATCCACTTCTCCTCCATAGGCAGCTTAGTATCAGGCTCTAGGGTAATCTCACCCTTCTCGGCCCGGCCTTGTAGTGCCCACTTGATCCGGTCATGTTTCTTCTGGTTCCCGTGTGTCAGTGGCTTGACGGTGAAGAACCCGTACTTCTGCATTAAGTCGCCGAGGTACCCGCTCTGACCGTCCTCCCCGCACACTGCGTTGCGAGCCATGCCCTTCTCGATCCCTACCGGGCACTGGTTGTGGTGCCGCCACGCTCTGATAATCCTTAGCGCTGTTTCACGCACGTCCCACTGGCCGTGGTAGATTCGCTCGATGTGCCACCCCTTGTCGTGGACAAGAGCAACACAGATGGCGTGGTCGTCCAGTATCGTCTTCGCCTTGTTCCTGCCCTCTCCGGGCGAGAAGCCCGCGAGGTCGGCTGCGATGACATACTCTCCTCTGATGTTGGGGTGCAGGGCCCGCACCGGGAACATATTCTGGTGGAATACCTTACCTCCGGTGGCTGCAAAGCTAGCTTCTAGCTCCTGCTTACGGGCATCGTCGCTCAGCCCCTCAACCAACTCGTCTATCTCTGTCGAGGTGATATGGATGTTCATGCTCGATGCGAACTGGAATGCGGACCAGTTCTTCGTCGGCTTGCCGCTCTTGGGGTCTATCCCCGCCTCGGCGCACATCCACATGTCGTAGAAGTGGTTCTTACCGTCCGGTGTACCAATAAAGAGGGCACCCCCCTCCGCTCTCGCAAGGGCGGGCCTGATTATGTACTCCCACACACTCGGTTTCATGAACGCATACTCGTCCATCACTACGAAATGCAGACCCACACCCCGCAAAGAGTCTGGGTCGTCTGCTCCCTTGAAGCGTATGAGGCGGCCATTGGTCAGCTTTATCTCCCCCTCGTTCTGTCTTATCCCCTCGATGAGCCCTTGGCCCATGTTCATCATGACTTCCCATAGGTTCTCCCGTGCTTGCTTGAACGTAGGTCCTACATAGTAGACGATCTCTTCCGTGAGGTCGATCTCTGTACCATCCGACCGTACCTTGGTCGTGTGGCTGGCTGCATCGTATAGCCTGTATGCAGCGTAGAAGCTCTTGCCGAAGCGTCGCCCCGCGGCGACTACTTGAAAGCGGTGCTCGTCCTCGTCTATCTCCGACTGCCCCTGATGGAGATAAATGTCCATTACCGTCGCCTTCCGATCATAGTCAGCAGAGAACGCCGTGCTTGGATCAGGACAGCACCAACACCGTTGATTAGCGTGTTGTGCGCTACAATACTCAGTGCCGCCTTGGTCGCTACGATGTTCCGTGCGCGCACCACCGTCGCATCTTCTTTTGCTATATCAAGCGTGGCGAGGGTAGCGGTGATGTTGCGGGTCGCATTCATGCTCGTCGAGTACCCGAGCATAGTAAGCGTCGCTAGTGTGGCGGTAATGTTACGATGAATCGAGGAGCTAACGACTGCATCTAAGTCTGCATACGTCAGTGTAGCCAGCGTTGCATCTACATTCCGTCCCATGTTCATAGTGGCGTTAGCCGCCGCTATGTCAAGGGTAGCGAGGGTAGCGGTGATGTTGCGGGGGAGCGTGATAACCGCATCCTCATCTGACAGGGTAAGCGTGGCGAGGGTAGCGGTGATGTTGCGTGTTGCATTGGCGCTTGCGTTCACCGCCGCTATATCCAGAGTAGCCAGCGTAGCTGATACGTTCAGATCAGAAGAAGTATCAACCGTTGCATCCTCTTTCGCTATGTCAAGCGTCGCTAGGGTCGCTACGACCTCTCGTGACATGTTCATGGTAGCGTTCACCGCCGCCATGTCAAGAGTAGCCAGTGTCGCTGTGATATTGCGTGGATACGTAATAACCGCATCCTGTTTCGCAATAGTGAGCGTCGCTAGTGTGGCTGCTACCTCTAGTGTCGCATTAACCGCGGAGTCCTCTTTCGCTATGTCGAGGGTAGCGAGTGTAGCCGTAACTTCGAGATTACCGCCTGCGGCGATGTCACCGCCTTCAAAGGCAGTAATATCTGTTGCTGTCTCATCTCCGCCCTCATACCCGCCGAGACCGATGTCCCCTTCTGTCAGGGTGCCATCTGAGGTTTCAATCTTCTCTGCGTCTGCGCCCCCGGCGTTGCTGCCGAGAGAAATCCGTGTGCCTTCACATTCTATTACAACGTAATCACCAGCACCAAAGGGGAGTTCCCCTCCTGGGCTAGCCGTAGCACCTGCTATGATGCCTCCGCCGATTCCTTCTTCAAACTCGTATATCTGGTACTCGTCTTCTGCTTCAGCCGCAGTTGCGCTGTACATGGCCTCGGCTGCTCCACCTACGTGCCTAGCGTTGGCACTCAGGTAGGAACCACCATCCTGAGCATTTACGGTTACCTTACACCACTGATCGTCAGCGTGGGTTCTGCCTGTGTAGGAGTTGGCACCACTTTGGTCGTTGCTAGCCGCGTTGACGAAACCGCCGGTAGCCCAAACGTAGTCCTCCCAATCACCGGGACCTCTATCCCAGTTACCATCAATCTCCGTATCGAAGGTATCTGAGACATCAGTTTGTCTGTTGTCGCCGTATGCCATTAGATTTCAACATTACATATGACGATACGAGTACCATCATACTTATCAGAGAAGTCTTTGAGCAGCTTTCGGACCTGATCGTTGGCCGCAGGTGCAATAGGCCACTCCTTCTCCGTGATCTGGGCTAGAATAGTATCGCGGAACGACTGACTCAGGTCTTCCCATCTCGTGTTAAGATCGAAGCCCTGCTCCTCTAAGTCCTGAAAGAATCCCTTCTTATTAAGGTATTCGTGCCGGTGGGCGAACAGGAACATCCCAAGGATGCCCCGTAGGACCTGTCGGTAGCTGTCTGCTGCTGAAATCCAGTTACCCGGTATGCCCCAGCCTTCAAGCCAGTTACGAAGCGCAACGGTAGCCTGACCCCCGATGTTCTCTAGCAGGTCAGGGGCCGCACAGACTTTATATACGTCAGGCTGCGCAGCCACGGAGTCAAGGTAGGTCTGGGTTGCATTCAGCATAAGGACAGCACAGCTACCCCAAGAATACCGCATAGACCCGTACGATGATACCGCCGGGTCATGCTGGTATTTTACGCTAAATGCACCTAATCCGGGACCGCCTGCAGCCTCGATAGGCACTATGAAGAATTCAATCATAGCGCCGCCGGACTACTTGCGGTATAAGGATTCGAGAGCTTCGCGCTCCGCGAGCAGGTTCTCTGCCAGTGCTTCCATTTCAGCTTCAAGTACAGCCGCTCGATGTACATTACCCCGCTTGATTGCTCGCTTCTGCGCCTCTACGACGCGATTGTAGCGAGCCACCTTCCTTACGAGGGTGGACTTCGGTGCAGGATTGATGTCCGCATCGTGCGCTGTGATCTTGATTTTACGTGTGAAAATTCCCATATCTATTCCCCTTAGCTAACCGTGAAGATGCCGCTGCCGTTCCACGTCACGTTCAGGTCGCCGGTCGTCATATCGAACTCAGCCCCAAGGTCGAGGAATGCGATACACTCGTTGCCTGCGGACGTTGAGTTGTATATGATACCCCAGCGAGCGTCATCCGGGTTGCCGCCGTCTTGTGTCCATGTGGATACATCAGTAGCGTCGAACGTGCCGGTGCCCGTAGTCTGTGACCACGTACCTGTGATGTCGAGACCTTCTGCGGCATAGTTGCCACCAGTCTGAGACACCTCATTGGTGTCGTAGTTTGTGCTGCCGCCAGCGCCCCAACGTGCGTCAGATGCATTAGCCGCGGGAGTCTGAACAGAGTCAATAAGACCCATCAGAATTGTGTCTGAGTCCAAGTCGTGGACGCCATTCCCGACATCCTCAATGAACTGATCGAAGAGTGTTACAGTGCCTTGTGCCATTAGTAGTACCTCATTAGTCTATATATTGTGTGCCGGTGATAGAGCACATTGTACCGTTTCCAGTACTAGACCCATCGGCGCTGATATTTGCCAGTTGTGTAGCCCCTTCCGGGACTATTAACACCTCAACGCCCTTCGGGAAGAAATGCCCGTTAGACGTTGTTACTGATGCTCCGAACCGAATGTAACAATCCACATCAATTCCGATCCGAATAAGCACCGCCCCTGTTGGAATAGTATCGGCTGAGCTAGAAGTGCCTACGGCAATAGCTACAGCGTCGTCTGCTAACTCTACCGCCTGAATGGGGTAGTTGTTAGCGTCTGCTAAGAGTTTTGGGTGAGCCATGGGAATTCCTCATTTAGCCAAGTAGGGTGGTCTTCGAGCCAAGCCAGTCCAGCCTCGTCATGTTCGTGTCGTCGTGCTCGTTCGAGGTGATAATGATAGTCGGCTCCGTCAGCATCGAAAGTGAAAGAGCGGGGTATATCCGTGAAGAAGGTTGTCCAATTGTCTTCCGTAACCAATTCGGATTCGCTGAAGCTTCCGGTGTAATCGTTGATAATAGCTGGTATGGCGGGTATGGCGAGAGCGATTGCAGCAGCCACTCTTGAACCTCCAAAGGTAAGGAAGATTCCTTCACTGAACGCCCAAACAAGCACAGGGTTTCTGAGCCCGTCTTTAGCGATGGACTCCCTAAGTGCTTCGTGGAATCCGGGCTTAGCGGCTTTGGACTTGCAGACCTCTGGCCTCCACGTCCACCCATGCACACCCACTGAAGGCCCGCCGTAACCAGAATTACGAATGAGACGGCCCCTAATGCTTGCAGGGTCAATATAAGAGAATCGTACATTAAATAAGCTCATAGTCGTCTGCGTAGTGTGCTTGGACCCTCATCAGAAGGTTCTCCCCTAGTAGTACATCGCCGGTACTTCCATTATAGTGTGGAGCGTCTCCAACGAAGGTGTGTAGTTTTTCGATGGGTAGCCTCTCTGTACTGCCCCCGGCTTCTATCTCAGTGAGCGTCGCCCAGTGGGGGTTTTGTATATCCGTCGTTTCAATGAACTCTATCAGTTCTGTGGGCGTCATGTCGATGATAGGGGAGTCTGTGTCGTCTACGGTTAGAAGGTTTCTATCCCGACACTTCGCCCGCCAGAGGGACACGAAGCGGTCCACAGGGTCGCGCACAACAAACGTACAGCGTCCAGTGAACTCAGTAGGCCGATAGGCTAGTATGCCCTCCGCCTGTAGGTAGTGCAGCACCGTCGAAGAACCACACCGGGGAGGTAACCCCAGCGTCATGTTCCATTCAGGGATTACCCACCAACACTCAAAGGGGCTCATGCTCCCCTCAAATATGGAAATTCGTCGTAAAAGTCACTTACATCGCCCTCGTACCATGCTGTAGCACCGGGGTCATGTACAACCCTTGTCGATGGTGTCAGGTTGTAGTGGTACGTAAAGCCCTGTTGGTTGAACTCGTAGGTCAGGGGCACGTCTGTAAAGAAGTCGGCGAAGTTCTCTGGTGTCACCAGTTCTGCCTCTTTGTACTCCCCTGTGAAATCGTTGACGATCATCGGTACTTCTGTTAGTCCGGCTTCCTTAGCGGCCTTGAGCCGCCCGGCACCGAAGGCTATGAACAGCCCCTCTTTGAAGCACCACCCCAGTAAGGGGTTGCGTATGCCGTTCTTCTGGATACTCTCTTGGAGAGCCTTCCTGAACACCGGCTTGTTGTGTTTAGTCATGTCCAGCCGAACTCGCCACCCAAAGGGTCCGGCTTCGTAGCCCTCGATAGCTTGGGGGTTACGTCGTATGAACCCCACGATGTCGGCTACCAAGACGTTGGTGTGTCTGATGTTCAAAGCTTCTCAAGGAGGAACTTACACCGAGTGCGCCACTCCCCGCGAAGCTGTCGCCCCAAGTAGGTCGTTTCCTGCACGTGCATGTTCTGGAGAGCCCTGACCTTCTCTTCCCACCAGTCGGCGGGGTACTGAGAGATATGTACTTCTTGACCCGCCCAAGGACCACTACGGAACTCATCGTGGGAAGTCGTACATGCTATGTCGAGGTACGCGGCTATCTTGGCGTAGTCAGCTATCTCTTCGAGTACAGTTTCGATGAACTGAGGCTCTATGTGTTCCATGACATCTACGCAAACAACGAGGTCAAACTGACCTTCAGGCTTCTCAGTCTTCCCCGGAATGCCCGGATCATATCCAGTCCACTTCGTTTGGGGAAACTCTTTCTTCATAGCCTCTTGCCCGCAACCGTAATCGAGGGCTGTGACTATAGAAGTCTTATACTTATCGTCCAGTAGCCTTAGGACATCAGCACCAGCGTACTTGATCGCTGAAGCGCCCCACATATAACCTCTGTCAATGTGGTGCTGCTGGATAGCCTTAGAGTACTCCCCAGTCAGCGTGGGGGATTTCCCGATAGTATTCCCGTTGAATAGCTTGGCCATTTGGTCTCACCTGCGCTAGTTCATGTAATCCAGCTTCCATTCGTTCTCTGGCTTCTTCGTGTCCGTCGAGAATGTTATCCACAAGTAGTTCAAAGTCAGTGTAGTTCGCTTGTGACCATGAGAGATCGTGGAGCCATTCCTCGCGTGATACGCCCTCTTTCCTGCTAGCTAGTGAGCACGGGCCGTCTATGCGGACCTCACACCCCGCAATAGTGGCATCCAGCCCTACCGTGGAGTTGTATGTGATGACGCGCCCGTAGTCCTTCAGCGCTTCTTCAATAGGAGGCAGACACTCTCTGGGCCACACCATAAGGGGATGGGGCCGGAAGTCGGCGTCCGGGAACTCCTCGAAGCGGTCCAAGAGCCATTGTGTGTGGTCTGACCCCCGTAGAGAGATGTCGGTGGGCTTCTGCCCAATGATGAGGGTCTTGCCCCCTCCCTTCATCTTCAGGAGTTCTGGCTTAGGTCGTTGCTCTGTGGGCGGAGGAGTCCTCCATGACCCCCCAGCCAATCCGTTGTACCCCCAAGACGCAGATACGTTCTTGTCATAGAAGGACCGGAAGTGCGGGGCCTCCATGATCAGGAAGGGAACTTTGTTCTCAATGGCCCATTTGAGGGCCACGGAGGGTGCGAAGCAGGTCTGGAGGGTGAGTTCCGTGTCAGGAACAACCACATCCCGTGTAGTCCATGTTACATCATGTCCCCTGTCCTTCAGAAGTCTGCCTAAGCAGTTCGACCTCTCGTTAACAGTGGTCATGTGGGGTTTCAGATGGACTGATACCTTCATCGGATGTTAGACTTGTGTCCCGTCCTTACCGCGGTTATGCGAGTTTGGCGAGATAGGGAGGCCCTGCCCGTTACCAATCTTAGGCGCAGTCTTGTTTCCAAAGCTGTTCTTCGCCGAGAAGTTGTTCGGGATTGCGGGGGCTCCGCCTTGCTTGCCAGTATTGGCTTCGTTACTCATGAGATTCGTCCTCTGGTTGTGAATCAACGTCGTTGTCCCCTTTATTTACGGTCATCTTGTGTACAGTAATCTGTTGTCTCTGGCCCGCGCTCTTGTCTTCAGCGACATTGGCCTTGGAGACGATGGACTCAAACACCATCTTCCTTGCAGCTTTATCCCCGTCAAGGGCGTCTTGAAGGATGAGGTCCAGTATGGTGTCCAGCCTATCTTGGTTCCTCTCCCTGAATGCTTGCTCTGCGCTCATACGAAGGAGCGTGATTTTATTCTTGGAGCCCTTAGGCCTCCCTCCGGGATTGCCTGAAGTGCCTTCTATATACTGGCCCTCAGCATTCCGCGCCAGTTGTCCAGCGAGTGAGGTGTTTGCTGGTCCTTGTGTTGCTTTCTTACTCATTTGGTCTGGAATCCACTACTTGGGAGAACTCGTCCAGATAGACGAATCCAAAGGGTTTCTTCCCATCCGGGTATTGGAGCTTACCAAAGTCCGTCGGGTGTACAATTACTTGCTGTAGAAGCCGTGCGGGGTTATTCCAGTTGGAGGTGTCTCCACCGTTCCGTACGAGTTGCTTTCGTATGCGGTACACTTGGTACCAGTACAGGGCTTGCACCCCAGCCCACAGGCCACAGATGAGGCCACCGGCTAATCCTATGGTGATTCCACTCCAGAAGTAGGTAACTTCGTTCATGTGGCTCCTTTGAAGGCGATGCAAGAACCCGAAGGGGGCACAGGTTCCCGCATCTAATGGCCGAATGGCCATGTCCGGATGGACGGAGGGTTCTACCCCTTTGAAGAGAGGTCCCTAAGTAGGGCTCGCTCTATGTGAATACTATAGGTTAGCCGGTCTTAGACATACCCAAACCATAGCTAACCAATTAACTCCTAGTCCATGACCAACGTAGGTTTGCTAACTAAGAGTTATTTGTACTATGTACATATATATAACACGTGGGCGAGGTGATTCTTAGTTTCCTTTAACTATATTGTGAGTATTTCCTGTAGTTTGCCTGTAAAGTATGCACATTTGGTCTCAGTAGGCCCGAAAGGGCCGGGCTATCGTCGTTCCTCCGAGCTTCGCTTCGCTCATTAGCCACCCCATTTCGGGCTACTTTTTGGGGTATTTTAGGGGTCAACTAGGGGTAAAGTGGCTTTCTCTCAGATTCACTCGTTAGGGTCCCCACCCACCCCCCCGCCATATTTAACATAATGCAGGCCCCCACCCCCAAACCACGACTTAACATAATGCAGCCAGCCGTAAGTCATTGATTTCATTGACATTTCTGCGAGTTGGCATGGTCCTTGCCGAAGCTGAATGCGAATCACTCTCATTTAGATTAGCATTTGCAACAAGATGCGTGCCAACATGGGCTGTCAATAGGTAGATGTACCTACTGTGTATCCATCCAGTGGTTGGGTGCTGTCAATAGGTAGATGTACGTATGGTGGGGCGAGCGCGTGTGTGGTAGGGGACAGCACCACATATGGTCCGATACATCAGTGTAACAATGGGCCATAACCTGTTGATATACATGGACATTATACAATTGGCAGCAGGCGGCCTGTATGCCTGCCTAACAGACGATCAGGGTATGACATAGCTAGGCATCATAAAAAATAGATCGGCTGTCGGGCATAGTTGGCACGGTTATTGCCCACGGTAACAAGCTCGGTCTGGGCAAGGATCATGCCAATATCACCACCGTCACACGTGTGACGTTGGCCCTGATGGGCTGGCTATCTGGCTCGCAATCTGTCATACTGGTTGTTCGACTGGCCCCACGGTGTGGGCCACCGACGGGTCAAACCCGGTTCGACCGGGGCCACGTGCTGAATGCTAGGTGGTCCAACGGATAGACAGCTAGGCTCATTCTGAGCATCTGATCTAAGCGGCGATGGAAACGTCACACGTGTGACGCCATGTTTGCCCATCACCACCGCTTCAATTACAGGAATAGAATTATGAGTAACTCAAAAGGTAAGACCAAGGTAGCAGCAGGCGTTAACGCTGCAATCGGCAAAGCAAATCAAGCGGGTTGTAAGAAGTTCCCTAAAGCGGCGCTCAAGAAAGCATTGGGCATCATTGGGGATACAGCTACGCAGGCCGAGACATCGCAGGCTGAGAAGCAAACCGCCGCGCTGTCTATCTGTAAGCTCGCGCACCGTTTCATGGTGGATAACACTGGTATTGATATTGATACCGTTACGGTCGCTTGGCGTGACTCGTTTAAGCCGCTGGCCCTTGAACTGGCCACCGCTGGTAACCGCTTCGCAGAACTGCGCGAGGCAAAGGGCGATAACGCGGCGACCGCTGTTATGACGGGATATGGCCGCAATGTGATTAGCATTGCAAAAGGCTGTATCGAGTTCGAGCTTGAGCCGCAAGACAGTTACCGGGAATGCCGGGAACTGGTCGAAGCGAAACGTGCCGAGCGCGACCGGGCGAAATACCCGGACAAGGCGGCGATGGCGGATGCTATCGACTTGTGCCATGAACAGTTCAGTACGCTTTTGGACTTGGTTGTGGAGCAGCAGGACGCGAAGCTCGTAGGCGATCTCACGACAGTACTGGCCGAGACACAGGCCAGCGTTGTTGAGCAGATCAAAGAGCAGGCCGAGCTTCAAAAGAAAGCGGACGAAGAAAAGACCGCGACCGCTGGCGATGAGGCGGCTGAACTGGCCGCGCTCGAATTGGCGACGAAACCAGATGACGAAAAGGCCGATACCGCTGCGACAGGGTAGAACGGTAGCAAGGTAACATGGTACCCGGTGGGCTTTGGCCCACCGGGGCATTCGTGTGTCCGGGCATTGTGCATGTGAAAACGTCACACCGTGTGACGTTTCCAGATTCACCGTATCCACTAGGAGGATAACGTGAGTAAGAGAGTAGCCGGTAACAGGCGTAAAACGCGCGGTACAACAAATCGCGCTCGGAGTACGCGAAAGCGTACAAAACATACGGATGCAGGGTACATTCGCACCCGTAAATTGAGGAGACTCACTAAGTGAGCAAACGTAAACTGGTATTCTCCAGCGACTCATTCTTGAGGGCCATAAGTATTCAACGTGGCCAGTATGAGACAATGGAGCATCACACCGTGACTGATGGGATACTCACGGCACACGCAACCACCAAGGCGGCAGCCTTGAGGTTGTTTGGCGTACATGTACATTCCCTACCCTCTCAGGATTTGGTTGACAAGGTATGGACGGGACACGGATCATGGTTATGACATACACTGAGTTCCTACTTACATGGGGCGGAGCATTCCTTATGTTCCTTATCTGTGCAGGTGTATTCTACCTGTTTGGGTGGCTCGCAGACCGTGGATACCAAAAGACTCTGGTAGTCTACGGACTTGCCCTTTGCGCCTTCATGCTCGCTATGTGTGAGGCAACGCCATGACAGCCCCTAAATACGATACATGCGAGACACCCTGCAAAGAGTGTACTCGCACCACCTGTGCAGGCGTCCCTGTTGACGCTTATTTGCGCAGGACCCTATTAGCTATTGCGGCATGTTCAAGCCGCTTAACCGGGAGACTCAATCAATATGAATACGACGCGACAGATACAAACGGTCGTTTGTGACCGTATCAAGCGAACAGAGGCGCGTATCGACGCCCTTTGCCGCATTGTCACTCAACTACACGAGGTTAGTAAGAGCCTCGAAATACTGAGCCGCGCTGAGTTGGCTGCCTCAGAGGAGGAAAACGAGTCGTGAGATGTACACACGACCAAGACTGTGAGAGACATATGGGTGACTGTAGCCTTGACCAAAGGCACCGTCGAGTTATTATAGCCCTAGCTACAACAATTCTGGTAATGGGCTGGGGAATCATCATAGCCTTGATGAGCCATGTCCCACATGAGCCATACAACATGCCGTGTCGCACTGTTGGACACGTGGAGGTACCCTGCTAATGAACTGGCAAACGAGAGAGCTTCTTATCAAGATCAGCATTCTTGTGTGTCTGGTCGTAATACTCATGTTTGTGGGTGGTTGCGCCAGTACAACACTCGAAGAACTGGAGGCGGAGGCACTCCAAACGGGTGACTGGACTGAGGTTGAGCGCCGCGAGGCTCGCATCAACTTCAAGCGGGCACTAGCCGATGCTGCCGCCTACTGCAACGAGCTAGACCTCGTGATGATGTGTCGTAGCGATGTAAAGCACCGCAGGGACATCAAGTACATTTCAAAAGGATGTACCTGCACTGATATAAGCACGGTACTTCAACGGATGCGACGCTGGTGAACCAGTGTCCCCGAGTACAACAACGTATTGAGTGCCCAGAGTGTGAGTATCCATATTCTGAAGCACAATATTTCCTTACCCTACATAATAGTTGGGCCAAAGACCCAATGACACAAGAGTACATACGTGACCCCGGTCACAAGGAGGTACAACAATGAGGTTTGCAAAAGTATACTATCAGAACGTGCCTGAGCACCGAACGCCCGGACCAAGACTGGTCACGGACATTAAGTTCATCACTCGCGGCCCCGTCTATCTGGAGCTTGAAGAGACGAACGGTAAGCGGCTAGTGGTCAACCATAACTGTGTGCGCCAGTACACTGTCTGGGATAGGGACGTAGCATGATTACCCTTGAGCGAGCACGTGAACAGGTCAAGACCACGGGTCGTCTACTGAATAACGTAGACCGACGAATCTTTCGGACACATGACAAGCTGTGGGCGCACCGCAAGACGTGTAAGTCTTGTAAGCAACGGATAGGCCCGGCTGAGCGTGATGAGACGGTCCAGAGGAAGCTAACCGCACTGTACAAATACAGGGCGAAGCTCACAAACAGGCATTACTGCCTGAAGGACATTATCAGGGGCCACAAGTTCCTGAGTAGGAAACTCCCGCCATTACCCAAGGAGGTAAAGGCATGAAGAAAGTGATCTGTGATCGCTGCAAAGGAACGGGGCACGACAAAAACTCGCACCCCGTCGTCAAATTTGAGCCTCAAAAGCAAGATGATGGTTCAATGAAACGAGTACATACCACGAAGAAGCGCGGTAGTGGGTGTATGAAATGTCTCGGCCTAACGGTCGTACACAAGGAGGTCTAACCAGTGGACGTATTCATCGTTCAAGAAATAGCGACCCACGTGATACATGGGATTTTCTCAAATGGCCGGAAAGCTGCGATATGCCGTGAGGCAGTCGAGCGCGAAGGTCACACGTGTGACATTATTCCAGCAGTACTCAACAAGAGGATATGGAAAAATGAGGCCACTGAGCAAGAGCCAAGAACGAAGGTTTAAGGCACAGAAAGACCCGAAACACTTGGCGAGGCAGACGCAGCGCCACGAGAGCGCCGTGAAGTACAAAAGACCACGGCACAAGGCGGAGAACTATGAACAGGAGGTTGTGGATGAAGAGCAGGACGAAAACTAAGGGACTGTACAACATAGTCTCGTCCAAGGCTAACTTGTACTCGAATCCCCAAGTCGAGATACAAGGCTGGCATCGCTTCTGTTCAGGTGCGATTGTGTCTGGGATTGGAGGGCGTGTCCGCACAGCCTCACGCAACGATAAGGTGAAGCGAGACGTGCTCGACAAGCTGCTTGTCCGGTATCGGGGTGATTTCGAGCCTCTCAACCGCATACAAAAGTTCAAGGACATGCAAAAGGATCAGATCGGGAATACACACTTCGATCTGCCCCTTGAGTACCACTACGCATGGGTTCTTGAGCAGCTATTCCTTAAGGCTAGGGACGGGTACGGGGGCCAGAATATGTGGGGCAACAATACATACCCCTCCAAGACATTTGTCATGGGTGACAGGACCCGTGACAGGGACCGAGACTTTGGCGAGATTCGGAATCCCTGTGTTATGGGCTTTGCTGAACACATAGGACGCCGCCTAGCACACAAGTTTATTTGTCGCATGGTGCGGCTGACAGACGTAGAGGGCGCACATGGAGGTAGTTGTAGCTCGTGGCTTATGACACTCAACCTTACGCACTGTCAGTCATACCTTACGGTTGTCCGAAAGCGCCTCAACAGACACTTGAAATATATTGAAGAATACCGAGAGAATCTGCTCACACAGTCCAAGTACAAAGGGGACGTTGCTGAGTTAACTGAAATGGAAGAAATTGCGCACTACTGGTAGGAGGAAACATGGCAGACAGGACGAGAACAATTGACGACACGGGCAAGGTACGTGTCCTTGTGTACGGTACATTGAAGAGTACACACACGAACCACGAACTGATGAAGAAGATTCGCGCTACCTTCCTTGGGTACGACTTTACCCTCGGGCACTACAAGCTCAAGGACCTTGGCCCGTTTCCGGCGGTGTTCGATCTGACCCCGAAGGAAAGGCGAGCCGCGGCAGCCGAGCAACCCATCTGCGGGGAGGTATACATGATGAATGAGGATGCCTTGGCGCACTTGGACTTCTACGAGGGCCACCCACACTTCTTCCAGCGGCGTAAGCTCTGGACGGAGATTATGAAGAAGCGTGTGTGGATGTATCTCATGCCTCTCACAAAGCTGGACGACCCCGCGCAGGACAGCATTATCAAGACTGGCGTGTGGCAGCCCGGCGAGGAGGAGGAGAACTTCTGGGTACAAAGAGAGGCGATGTGATGTACTATTACAAAGCCACAATCTCTAAGAAGTCAGGCCGCATTCGGGAGAGGCAGGGGGTTATCCCCGCCGCCATACCGAGTGACGCAATGGACACACTGGAGGACATGGCCGAGGGGTGGGGCGCTACTATCCTCCGCTGCACACTATCTGAAATTGATGAGAATGGGGAAATCGTGCTTATGACCACTCATCAACCTGCAAACCTTACCAAGCACAACAAGAACGTAGTAGTACCAAAACGGAAGGCACACATACCGACCCCGCAACCGCACATATTTGGGTCGCCGTGGATTGCGCCTACTTTCCTACTTAAGAAGATGGAGGACACCAAATGAAGAAGGTACCATGCGATCCTCAAATTGGATCAGATGTTGAAGTCTTCTTGTTTAGCAACGAGCAGGATCGGATTGTCCCGTGTGTCGGTATTATCGACGGCACGAAGGTCAAGCCGTTTCAAGCGCCGGACTTCATGGCGGGCTTTATGCTGCAAGAAGACAATGTAATGCTGGAGTACAACATTCCCCCGGCAAAGTCGATCAGGACTTGGTGTGATCGGTTTACCTCTGCCCATGAAATGTTGGCGAAGTACATTCCAGCAAAGCATTCGTTTCGGATACAAGTCGAGAATACATTCTTAGCCCGTGATCTTATGTCGGATCAAGCCAAGGTCATTGGGTGTGAGCCGGACTTCAACGCCTATGAGGGCGGCGAGGAACGTGCTTTTCAGGGTGAACTCGGCAGGAAGCGTAGTTGTGGCGGCCACATACACTTAGGCGGGAACTTCAACTGTCCCGACTTCGCGGCTGCTCTCTTTGCAGACCTTATGATTGGGGTCATGAGTCAGACACACCCCCGGCGGGTGAACTCACGGACAGAGTGGTATGGTCGTCCGGGTATCTTCCGCCCCAAACCATACGGGGTTGAGTACCGAACACCAGACAACTTGTGGACAAATGATGTTGACAAAATCTACCGGGTGGGGGCCAACGCACTGCAACTAGTCAAGTGGCTCACTGAAACTGAGGCGGCTCTGATTCGCACCGTGTTCAAGGCGATCAATTGGCCGCGTGTACGGGATTACATGACTCCATCTACAAAGGTAGATCGAGGCGTGCTGTACCGTGACATACAACTCGAAGCAATGGCACATGGAGTACCAGCAGTATGAAGCCTTCACAAGCAAATAAACAGGACTGGCGGATGTACTACGCCAACACGTGGATGGACCACGTGAAGTACGGGCCGGGTCTTATACTCGTCAACGATGGACAGTTGAGACACACTCGGGGTGGGCCTGACGACGAACCCCGCAAAGTGAAACCGGACGATCTGGAATGTTGGTGGCCTCGAAGTGGTTCCTACAACACCCCCTACGGCGCGGTGTACATCGCACGCAAGGCTGCCCGCAACATGCGGAAGTCGGCCAGCATGGGCGACCACTACCAACTAACCTACGGGCGCGGCATGGGTGGCGACATCATGCGGCTCATGATCGACGGTCCTGATTATATGTCGATAAAGGAAGCACAAAGGGCATTGGCTAAGAATATTGCCCATTCCGTGGCAGTAACTCGTGATATTATCTTGAGGCAGAACGAACACGAGGCTGTTGAGGTTATCTTCCGGGGTAACCCTACAGGTACATTAACTGACTTGGGATTTGAACCATTCATCCCAAATGATCCGCTCAGCAAACGAGCATACATTAAGCTGGCGAAGGAGGGTGTCTTATGATTGATCTCAACACGCCACTAATCAAGCTGTTACCACATGTCGAGCAGCGCACGGGTCAACGAGTAGGCATCGAACTGGAGTACGAAGGGTTCTCCAGCGCTCGGTTCTTGGACTCGGACCTCAAGGTGAATCGCTGGTACTTGGAGCGTGACCCCAGTCTCCGCGGCGGAGGCATGGAGTTGATAAGCCACGTGCTTATGCCCGGTCACCTTGATAGTGCCTATAAGGAAGCTACGGCAATTATCAGAGCATCAACCGCGAAGGCGAATATTAGGTGCGGCGTGCATGTACATCTGAATATGTCGGATGTGACACTCACCCACCTGTGGAATACAATCGTGCTGTACATTCTCGCGGAACCGTCCATCTTTAAGCAGTTCGCAGACGGGCGGGAGGGGAGCCACTTCTGTGTCCCCCTGTGGTCCAATGCGATGTTTGCCCAGACGTTGTACAACGACATGCGACACCTACGGGTGGGGTACGCGAAGATGAAGCTACAGAAGGCACCGAAGATGCGTCGGGCGGCACGCGCCCAGCCGGGTATGTTTCATGTCCTCGACGATGATTTGCAGCGTGCGGTGGAGGCGCAGGCCCCAATTGCGCGGGTACACGACCCAGTACAAGAACTACCGGACCTTGGGCTGTTCCACTGCATCAAGTACTCGGCCCTGAACTTCCGGCCACTGACTTCGCTCGGTACAATAGAGTTTAGGCAGCACCCGGCGACAACGGACATGAAGAAGGTCGATGCGTGGGTGCAGTTCCTCATGGGATTGCGGGACCTAGCCGGAGAGTACAAAGACCCACTGGACATTTTAGATGAGTATGAGGAGAGTGGCCTACTTAGGCTACAGGACACACTACAACTGGATCAGGTTAACGTCGATGATCTTGACCAAGAGGAAGCAGAAGACGTTGCAACTATGGCGGCAGGACACATAGCCGCGCCTTGGACAGACTTTGAATGGGAGTTATGATATATGTGTGGAATTGTAGGGTACATATCGCTCAAGGACGATCAGTACACCCTTGAGAAAAACCACTTTATGCACTTTGGGCTGACACTGGATACACTGCGGGGCTTTGATTCGACGGGCATCATCAACGTCGATCAGCGCTTCCGGGTGAAGAACCAGCGTAGCCTGATGGCTGGGGACAAGTACGTTCACAGCAAGCATTATCGTAAGAATCTTTTCGATTCGTGGGCGAAGATCGGGCATAACCGGGCGGCTACAAAGGGAAGCATCAAGCTTCAAAATGCACACCCCTTTACATTCGGTGATGTCTCATTGGTCCACAACGGAACTCTTGCCCACAAGGGCAGCAGCATGGTCACATTCGACAGCGCTCTTGAGGTCGATTCCATGCAGATTGCCTTGGGCCTATCGAAACAACCACCGGAGAAGGCCAAAGAGGTCTTGGAAAGCATTGATGGTAGCTTCGCTGTTGTCTGGGTGGACCGCCGAGACGAGTCGATTAACATGGCTCGGAACAGTGATCGACCACTACACTTCACCATAAGTCCTGCGAAGGACATTATGTGGTTCATGAGCGACGGGATGCACCTTAAGACCGTCAACAAGAGCCTCTGGAAGCGCCCATGTGAGGGTCGGTCGATCTTCGAGATGGATAAGTGGAAGATACTGAAGTACAAGAAGGGAAGCCTAGTGCCTGAGGTCACTAGCTTTGACCCTTTTGTCCGAAAGTCTCTCCCAATAGTAAGCATTATGACGAAACGTCAACAGGAGCGACGCGCAAAAGGGGCTGGATCAGACCAGAGTGCCTTACAAAGAGCCGTGAACAAGTGGCTACCGAGGGCGGAGGAGCATGGCGACTCAACCGTGAGACGGGGCACTGGCGATGGACTGAAGGCAACGGATATGAGGATAACAGTGAACCTCAAACACAGAAAATTGCTGATAAAGCATTTAGTCGAGCTAAGACGCGAATACGACTTAAGGCCAACCGACCTCTTAGAATTCCAGCCCGTAGTGAAATATGAGCAGCAAAATGGCAGGTACACTGTCTTTGGTGACATAGTTCATCGGGATTGGGGCGACTCTGAGTGGGATGCTGTCCTCTATGACGTAAGACCTGCAATGGCAAACGCGTACATGGGACAGTCATGGATGGTGAATCCGGTCGGACTGTCGAGGCCACACGCCATGCCCAGAGAGAAGGGCGCGACGACGGTCCCGAGTGTGTTGTGCGACCTGATTAACTGTGATTGGGAGCAGCACAAACCTGACGAAGAGGCCCAAGATGAGGGAAAAGGACGCGTGACCGTCAACGTCGGGGACAAGGAAATAGAGGTTACCGTGTTGGATACTATGCTAGAGAGGGGCTGTATTTCCTGCACCGCGTCTATGAATATGGACGACACTGCATACGCACTTATTGTGAACGAAGGCAAAGACTTGCTATGCGGGGGTTGCGTGAGTACCTTGGACGGATGGGAGGGAAACAAACCCTACCCGAAAGAGAAGCTGAACTAGAGGATTACTGGAGGAAATTCTGATGAGAAACTTAAATGGAAGGACAACGAACATTATAGAGGCTGCTACGGCAGTTACACGGGCACAGAAAGAGCTTAAGGATCGTGCAGCATGGCGGGACAAGTACAAGAAGACCTACGATGCAGCACAGATCAAGGTCGATGAGAGCGAAGTTCTTCTGGAGGGAGCGTTACGACGACTCGACGACGCTACCGCATCATGACGATTCGAATACAACCGTGGAAGAGAGCCTCGGGCGGTGCTCGACGGTTCGCTAAACAGTGTGGTATTCTGCTGGCTACCCCCAAACAGATACGGAAGCACGGAGACTTCACCCACATCATTAACTGGGGCAGTACAGAGGAGAAATTTAATGGGACCTACATTAACCCTCCAGCAAAAGTACAGGATGCTTGCGATAAAATTGCCACGTTTAAGGCTCTGGATGCTGCCAACGTACCTACACTTACGTGGACTGATTCGCAAGAGGCAGCGCAGGTATGGTGGGACGCTGGAAAGGTCGTGGTTGTCCGTAAGCTACTGCGGGCCTCCGGTGGTCGTGGAATTGTTCTTGCAGGCCGTAAGCGCGACGTACCCCTCGTACATGCGCCACTATATACGAAGTACATGAAGAAGGCAGACGAGTACCGCGTCCATTGTGTGCGCGGAGAGATTATCGACATTCAAATGAAACGAAAACGACAGGAGACGAACAATGACGAAGTTGATTACCAAATTAGGAACTATCATAATGGATGGGTGTTTTGTCGTGGTGGAGTGGCTGCTCCTGATTGCGTGCGTGTGGCTGCTCTTGCTGCTGTCACTGCCCTTGGCCTTGATTTTGGTGGCGTTGATGTTGGTTACAATAAGCACGCTGGTACTGCTTGCGTATACGAGGTTAACACGGCTCCGGGTATTGAAGGCACTACACTTCACAACTACTTCACTGCCTTTAGCGGAATATTCCCTGAAATTAAAGCTGGATCGTACGCACGGCGTCGATTGGGCCAGCATTAATTTCAGGGAGTATTCCGCTAAAGGCAGTGAAGTAGTTGGGAAGTGTAGTGCCTTCATAGCATGAATCATCGAGGAATGAGCACTTGCGGTGGTGCAGAAATCACCGGTATGAACTACGCGGACAACACGATCAAGGGCATCTTGCAAGCCATTGCGAGTACACGAGCTTGGACAGGCAAGGAGAAGAAAGGCGGATACAAGCGCTCGGCTCCCGGCTGGGGTCGTGCCTTCTATGTGATGTCGTATGCGTACAACAGGAAGCGTGAGATGGAGAATAAGGGTCGAAGCTTAAAGGGAGCAGAGAAGATTAACCGCTTTGCTGTCTATGTTGAGAAGCACAAGCTTGGTACGTGCATTGTCGGAGAGGACAACACCAATCCGGTACATTCACACAACACCATCCTGCGTCCGGCGATCTTCTGCCCGGACATGTCGGCTGTGTTCGATCACATTATTAAGAAGAAGTACTACCGGAAAGGTGCTCAACGCGCGATGTACGGGCACTTATGAGGAACTTCTATAACAGATACCCGAACAACCCGGACTGTAAGCGTCCAAAGGGAAGCCGGATGCGCCGTTACTGTAGGTGCATGGAGTGTTTGACATATGAGAGGAAACACAATGATCCGAAGACCCCTAAAGAAGAATTTTACGTCCGTCCTCCTGTTGGACACAAAGACGCCTGCTAAGGTAGTCGATCACTTGTCAGCACAGTTCACGGTGGAGACAGGCGATGGCCGTATACACTACTTCTTCTATGCCGACGAGGGTGACACATGGAAGCGGGTAGGGTTCTGCCACTGTGCTAATGGCTCAGGCGGTAAGCCCTGCATCAGTCGTGCGTATTGCGACGAGAATCGGACAAAGAAGTGGAATGAAGCTAACCCGAAACACCAAATAGAGGAGACATAAAATGAAGCCAATCACAGTGAACGGCGTACAATATCCGTCGATAGTAGCGGCGTGGCGCGACCTAAGCCCACCGACACTTAAACTTATCACTCTCAGACTGAGGCTGCGCAACGGGTGGAATCCAGAAGATGCGTTCTGGCTCGACACCATTCCACCGGCAGAACGGCGACAGAATAAGTATAACCGGGGCTGGGACTAAGATTCAGCCTTCCCACGTGTTATATAACTATACGTAGGAGTTTTTGGGAGAGTCAATGAATCATCGAGCAATCATCGCTGAGCTTGCGGCCAACCTAGACATAGGCACCACGATAAGGGAACTGTGTCCAAGGTGTGGCGGTGGCTCAACTGCCGAACAGTCGCTCTCTATTACAAAGAGTGAAGAGGGGGTACTGTGGCAGTGTTTCAGAGCTAGTTGCAACGAGAAGGGTAACAGCACCGGCTCAGTGAACACGACAAACTCGGTGATACATGCACCCAAGCGACGTGTATTTGAGGGCGAGGTACAAGACCTTGATCCTGACCAGCTTGCACAGATACACAAGTTGTGGGGCATCACTGAGCCTGACCACTGGTGGTGGACTCCCGATCACATGGGTAGGGTGGCTATGAGCATCCGGTCCCCGAAGTACGTACATCGTGGGTGGGTGCTACGTGACATTTACAACAGGTCGGCAGTCAAGGCGCTGACATACATTGATGAAGGAGAGGAGGGAATATCATGGTACAAGACAACACCGAATGCCCCGACTGTGGTCGTCGAGGACATCCCATCCGCAGTTCGTGGGTCTACATATGTGAACACTGTAGCCCTCCTCGGCACTGGGACATCCATTGCACGTGCGACGGAGATAGCGGAGTATGCGACACGACCTGTGGTAGTCGCGCTCGACCAAGACGCTACAGCAGAATCGTTCCGAATTGCTCATAAGTGGGCGCTCCTCTGGGGTGACGTGAAGGTACTCCCACTTAAGAAGGACATCAAAGACATGAATGAGGAGGACCTATGTGCATTATTGACCTGATTGACCAGAAGGGTGAGTGGTGGCAGCTTATGTGGGCTGCACCCTCCCGATACTTACACAAAGGTGAGGCTTACTGGAAGGCATGGTGGTATGCCCCTGTGCGACCCCATGAGTTCCGTAACTTCGATGAAGTACCGCTGCCTATCTTCACGGAATGGTGGCCCGAATGAGGGAAAAACATGTCCTATCATCCTGTATCAAAAGCCGAGAGGCGTATGAACAAATTGTTAAGCACGTACGGGAGGCTGACCTCTCGGAGCAAGGTAACGTCGTCTGGGTTGGGATCAAGGATTACTATGATACAGACCCCAAGGCACAGTGCATCGACGGGGCCATTCTCGGTGACGCGCTGGCCCGAGCAGTGGCAGTCGAAAAACACAAGCACATGTTCCGACAGCTTGTCGATGGGCTCCACGACTTCGACGCTTCGCCTCGGAATGTGGTGGCAGACTTACTCGCAACTAAGAGAGAGCGCGTCGGCCAGCAACTAGCCGCTGCCCTGCTTGCGGGAGACGAGGCAGGTACACTACTGGAGGAGTACAATGAAATACTGGATGCAAAAACACTTGATGAGGACAGCGAGGAAGAAGACGCAAGACAAGGGTACTCTGTGGTTGAGCTTGTTAGTACAGACTTTGATCGTGATAGCCTTGTGCGTATTTATCCTGAGTCGCTCAATGAGCGGCTGGACGGGGGCGTAAAGCCCGGCCACCATATTACTGTGTTCGCTCGGCCTGAGATGGGCAAGACGATGCTGGTCATTGAGATGATGGCTGGCTTCGCTCGGCAGGGACTCACCACCCTGTACATTGGGAACGAGGACCCCATTGCTGACATTAACATGCGTGTCGTCAACAGGCTGGCGAACATGGACAAGCTACACGTTATTAACACTCCCGAGATAGCAGACAAGAAAGCCAGAGAAGCTGGATATGAGACGATAGTACTCAAGAGTCTTGCACCGGGAACTGTACGGGAAATCACAGCACTGATGGAGAAGTACCGGCCAGACGTGTTGGTGTTGGATCAGCTACGTAACCTTAACATGCACAACGACAACTATGTACTTGCGCTTGAGGCGGCTGCTAAACAAGCTAGACAGTGGGCCAAACGATACTCTTGCGTGGTGGTAAGTGTAACACAGGCCGGAGACTCGGCTGCAGGCAAGGCTGTCTTGGACATGGGGGACGTTGACTGGTCCAACACCGGCATTCCATCGCAATGTGATGTGATGATAGCTATGGGAGCTAACGAAGCACAGATGAAGGCAGGAGAACGGATGCTGTCGCTCCCCCGGAACAAGGTGAGTGGGAGGCACGAGTACTTTGCGGTGTCGGTAGAGCCTCACTTAAGTAAGGTTATGCCTCTCGGCTAAGAATGGCGAGGCCCACGTGTTATATATATAGGAGGCACAATAATGGAACTAAAGCAAGCAATGATAACGTACTGCGAAGCACAACCGTGGGACGAGGACATACGGCAGGATGTTTATGCCAAAATCCTTGAGACCGCGGAGACTCCGATCACGGAGGCGTGGCTGAGTACGGTGTATCATAACCTTAAGAAGAACAACCTCAGGGATGAGCGTCGGCGGGCTGAGATACGTACTGACAACCACGATGCTATCGTGAATACACTCGGCTTGAACGACGAAGAAGCAGACCCACTGGATAGCCTGATGCAAGACGAGGACATACAGCGGAAACTTAAACTTTTAACTCCGCTGCTACTGCAGACCCTAATTAGAGTATTTGTGGAGGGGATGTCGCCAGAGGAACTGGCCAAGTGGGAGAGTACAACTGCGAACACGATCTATCAACGCATACATCAGACGAGAAAACTACTAGAAGGAGACGATACATGAGTGACGCACCACGATACGAAGCAGTCCCCGAGGAACTGGCAACGGAGACCATCGACAAGCTGACCCGCATCCGGGACGAGTTCATTGCAACTCTGTCCGCAGCGAAGCAGGCAGCTTTGACTCCCCGGCCCGTGTATCTCATTGAGTTGACACGGCCTGAGTACCCAGAGGATGCGACCGACGAACAGAAGGAAGACATCCGTCTTACCTTTAAGGGTGAGCCAACCGGGAACGTCCTGCTGCGCTTCAAGCTGAAGGCACGGGTACTTCCGAAGGAAGGCGAGCCGTTTGATCAAGCCCCCGTCGTAGTTGACGCGGAGACAGGCGAGAAGATTACGCAGCCCGTCTATGATGGCTCGATCATTCGTGTGAAGGGTCAGGTAGTGCCATACACTAACGCAAAGGACGCAGTAGTGGGCGTTACACTCCGCATGAAGGCAGTACAAGTCATCGACCTTAAGACAGGTACGGGTGGCGGTGCAGCATTCTGGACTGACTTCAGCTAATGAGTAAGCTGGCTCCATTGCCGGGGCACGTGAGTGCCCCGGACCCATCCATCTACTGGAGTGATAACTATGTCACGGTTGACTTTGAGACAACGACAATCCTTAAAGGGTCACCTTTGTCTCCTGAGAACCGGATTGTACTCGCCTGTTGGACATACCTTGGTGTGGCCAAGCACTGCTTTGGTTCTGAATTCGACATGGGGGAGCTTGTGGCGGACATTGAGGCGAGTGATTTCATTGTGGCGCATAACGCGAAGTTTGAACTCGGGTGGTTGCGTCGATGTGGAGTGGACCTTAGAAAGATTGTAGTCTACGACACACTGATAGGAGAATACGTTAGGGGAGGCAATCGCTTCAACCTAGTCATGCTAGGACTCGATGCCTGTCTCAAGAGGTATCGTCTCAACCCTAAGGTGAGCATCTGTGGACTCATGCTGAAGGCAGGCATAGACACGACGCTCATACCGGAGTCATGGTTACTTAAATATTGTTACCGTGACGTGGCGGGAACAGAAGAGTTGTTCCTACAACAGCGTGAAATCCTGAAAGACCGTGGCTTGATCCATATTCAGTACCAACGCTGTCTAGTTACCCCTGCGCTCGTAGACATGGAGTTTCATGGGATGCAACTAGACGATAAGATGGTACACAATAAGATCAAGATTGAAGAGGATGCGTACGCTAAGAAGACTGAGGAATTACAACGCTTCATGGGAGGCGTACCCCCCTCTGCTACATTGCAGAAGGGTGTGTACATCTACACGACGCTGGGATTCAAGGTGCCGCGAGACTACAAGGGGAATCAGTTCCTTACGAAGTCGGGCAACGGGAGTACCGCAGCCGATGTATTGCTGCGACTCAAAGCGACGACCCCGAAGCAGATAGAGTTCCTCAAACTGCACACTGAGTGGGCCGCGTTACACTCTGATGTTACTAAGTATCTCCGCAAGTTTGAGCAGTGCTGCAATGAGGCAGCAGGTCTAATGCGAGCGATATTTAATCAGTGTGTCTCGCGGACTCACCGACTCACTAGCTCGGGCTTTGAGTTCAAGGTCCAGTTCCAGAACCTCAACAGGAGCTTCAAGCCTGTGTTCACGTCACGACATGAGGGCTGGCTGATGGGTGAGATCGACGGTGCGCAGCTAGAGTTCCGCATTGCCGCACACTTGGGCAGGGACAAGCAGGCGTACGAGGACATCACTGGTGGCGTAGACATCCACCGGTACACGGCCTCAGTATTACATGAGATACCAGAAGAGGAGGTTACTCGTGAACAAAGACAAGCGGCCAAGCCGGACACCTTCAAGCCTACCTACGGTGGGAAGTCGGGGACCCCGGCCCAAGAGAGGTACTACGCAGCGTTCGCAGCGAAGTATCACCAACTCCACGCGGCCCAGACAGAGTGGACGCACCAAGTCTTAAAGGACAAGAAGTTGACCACAGAGTACGGGCTGATCTACTACTGGCCCGAGTGTCGCATGACGCGGAACGGATACATCATCCACTCCACGAACATCTTCAACTACCCTGTGCAGGGTCTCGCTACGGCAGAGATCATACCGATAGGGCTGGTGTGTGCGTGGCATAGGATGAGGGACATGGAGTCCTTCCTTGTGAACACGGTACACGACAGCATCGTGGGGGAGATACATCCAGACGAGGAGAAACTGTGGCATGAATTGGGAAGAACATGTTTTATTGACGATACCTATACTGTACTTCATAGCCTGTATGGTGTTGATCTTACTGTGCCGCTGGGCGCTGGTGTCATGGTTGGTTCTCACTGGGCAAATAAGGAAGCGAAGGCCAGTGAAACAGTGTACGAAGCAGACCCAGACCACTACATCGAAGCAGCACACAACGGAGGAATGATATGAAGCGAGCGATCTTGATACTCTGCATATTACTCATGGGAGGATGTGCTTCACTAGATGAACTCAATCCATACTTCAAAGTAGGCGGGGCAGTACAGATCAACGATCAAACAGATCAACTGCTACGAACTACGTATAAGGATCAATGTGACAAGAACTTCAAGGCTATCTTTGGTCCGGGTGTAGAGTGGCGGGGAAGACATGAACTAGAATTGATCCACGAGTCATGGTATCTATGTGGCGCTCCGTTCAACAAGCACCCAGAAATGTATAGCCTAGACTTACGGTACATGTATAAGATTGGAGGACAGAAATGAGCACAGAGCAGAGAGGAGTAGTCCACAGTCTACACGAGAAGGACTGGAACGGTACGTTGCTCTACAGCTTCAAGATTGAGGGCAGCGAGAGGTACTGGCGGCTCGGACAGAAGCAGCCTGAGTTTGCAGTCGGGGATGCAGTCCAGTTTACCGAGCGTAACAGCAACGTGGACTGGGATAGCATCAAGGCGATTGCCTCCGACAGTCTGGCCGTGTTGAAGCCCGACACCCCGCCCGTGATGGACGTGGGAGAGCGCATACGCTATCAGGCTGCACGATCAGACGCCACACGTCTCGTGGTAGCAGCCCTCCATACGGAGGCTCTGCCGTGGACTGAGACGCAGAGGAAGGCAAAGAGTAAGAGGCTAGACCTGTTGCTTGGGTACATCACTCAGGTGACAGAACACTTTTTAGAAGAGGAGAACGCATCATGACAACTGTACACAAGCGAGCATTCTTAGAAACAACTGGTGTGGGCGCAGTAGACGTTTACATAAGTCACGAAGAGTGGGACAACACTGACTGGACAAACATTACGATTAGTAATGGCCATGACTCTGTTTATATTGATGATAAGGCGCTGGCAAAGATTGTCAAGCTGGTAGAAAAGGCGCAGGTAGCCTTCAAGGAGAAGAGAGCTAATGAAAAGAAGTGAACTAGTAATCGAGCTAGCTAAGATGGCATCGACGGGCAAGTATACCGTCTCGCCAGCGGAAGCCAAGCGAATGAATGAACTCTTCGGTCGCATTGCTGCGTTAATCAATGAGCTTGAGGCAGAAGAAGCAGAGAAGGAGACACCTGATGTTGGATAAAATCAATGAGGGCATGGAATACTACGAGATTGTACTCAGCGGTAAGTCTATTGGCGAGGACGGGCGATACATCCACGGCAAGGGCGCTAGTGTTGTTGGATATGCAGTCGTGAACAAGGAGAATGGGATCACTGAGTTTACTACAACGGTCCTGCCTACGGCTATCTTCCAAGCCGACTACATGGAGAAGGCGTTGAAGTCTCTCCTGTCAGACGAGCCTGAGACTGCCGAGGGCAGCGAGGTTAGTACTGATGATGTCTTCCCGCCAGTTATCAACTAATGTACGGACTCCTAGACGGTGACATCGTGCTGTTCCGCTGCGGCTTCGCGGCGGAACGGACGCGTTGGCACTTGGGTTGGACTCCAATGTTTGAGGAGGCACCTGATGGGGAGGCTAAGCTTTTCCAAGGGGAGTTCCGGGACCACGAAGACTTCGAGTTCAAGCGTGAGGCGCTCGACCGGCTGGACGTAGTGTGCCCCGGCATCATGTCGCGTGTAGAGGGAGAGGACTACAAGCTGTGGCCTGAGGTCCAGCTAGAGCCCCTGCCCTACGCGCTGCAGAACGTGAAGACGTTGATTCAACGGCTGTGCAAGGAGTGTGACATCAATGAGTTCGAGCTTAAGGTGGCGTTCAGTGCGAAGCAGACGTTCCGGCATAAGCTGGCAGTAACCCGCCCATACAAAGGGAACAGGGATGATGCGCGTCGGCCCACGTACGAGAAGGACATCAAGTCATACATGAAGGAGAACTGGGACTGCTATGTGGCAGAGGACGAGGAGGCAGATGATCTGTTAGGTATCTGGGCGACCAAGTATGGTCCGCACGGTGCTGTAATCATCACGCTGGACAAGGACCTTGATCAGATACCGGGGCTGAAGTACAACTGGCTCCACGATGTCCACTATGACATCACTGACGAGCAGGCCATGTACAACTTCCACATACAGCTAATGATGGGGGACACTACGGATAACATCGTGGGACTCCCCGGCATAGGCAAGGGGAAGGCAGCCAAGGCACTCCACGGCATGGAGACGGAGATGGAGCAACTCTCTGAGGTTGCTCGGATGTATCAGATACACTCGGGCAAGGAAGACTGGCAGGAGTATCTGTTGGAGCAGGCTCGCTTAGTGTGGGTACGTCGCTGGCCTCTCCAGATGTGGGAGTTCCAGCTAGAAACTGAGGAAACAGAGTGGGATGTGGGCGAGTTAACATTGGAGGTAGACTAATGAAGTACTACATAGCAGGACCCATGACTGGAATCCCGCACCATAATATTCCACTATTTGAGGCAGCAGCAGGACTACTACGTAAACAAGGGTTTGATGTTATCACACCTATCGAACTCGACGATTCTGAAACATACATAGCCGCGAAAGCTGATGAGACAGGTAATTTGGCGACGTTTAAGGAGTCGTTAGGCACGTTATTAGGGCGAGACCTAATGCTGATAATTGACGATGTTGATGGTGTTATTGTACTTCCGGGGTGGGAGAAATCACGGGGCGCACGACTAGAAGTATTCACAGCACTCAGCATGGATAAATCTATCTTCGACCTGTACGGCATGGAAGAGTACGAACCTACATGGATACTGGACATACTGAAGGAGAACATGACATGAAAGTAAGAGCATACTTTAACCGACGCACTCCCTTCTACTTGTTGAGCCCAGCCGAGGCGACAGACTCCCTTGGCTTCGACGCATACCCGGTAGAGGTAGACGAGGTTACACTGGCTAACGTACGATCAGTACGCAGGCTGGTGGAGCTAATGGAGGCACACATTGAGCAGAGCGGTGCGCCGGAAGACAGTGCGCAGGCCGACGCTGACCTGTTAGAGACACACGTCCGTCGCATCTTCAAGACGAGGGCGCAAGACAATACAGCAGGAGACGAAGATGAAGGACATCAAGATCAGAATACCCCTCCGTCCAGTAGCGGCGAGCCGACCGAGGATACCCCGGTTCGGAAAGCCATACTTTCCGAAGACGTATAAGCGGTGGCGGGACGAGGCAGCAGCGGTGCTACCCGAGTGGGATGGAACACCAGTGGACTTCCCCGTGATGGTGACGGTAATGTTCGCGATCCCGAGGGCACGTACCTCAAAGTTGGTCGTTCCTTTAGGGGACGGGGACAACTTCGAGAAGGGTCTCTACGATCTGTTACAGCGAAAGAAGTACTTATTGGACGACAAGTGGATTACGACTGGACTATGGCGAAAGCGATTCCTGAGTTTCGGGGAGGAAGGATACTGTCTAGTGACGATCAAGGAGGAGCGTGATGACATCGACATCGGATAAGAATAGAAAGAATACCCCGCTGTTTACAGGGATGCGGGCGTACTTCCCTGATGCACTGGAGGCTGTGGCTCGTGTGTCCTTCGTGGGCAACGAGCAGCACAACCCCGGCGAGGAGTTACACTGGGCACGGGAGAAGTCTACGCAGGAGTATGACTCTGCGGATAGACACCTGAATGACAGGGCGAAGGGGAAGGAGTTTGACACGGATGGTCAGCGGCACATGGCAAAGGCAGCATGGAGGTGCCTCGCTGCGCTGCAGAAGGAGATAGAGAATGAGCGTACTGACTAAGGCAGACTTGAAGTGGTTGTTTACGTTCGTGGAGAACTATGAGAATGTGCTGTACGCATACCCGGAGCTATTCACGGAGAGTGACATCGACGACATCAAAGTAGTGAAGCAACTACTGGAGGAGAAGCTACATGAGTGACATGCAAATACTTACGCTGGACATAGAGACCAGCCCCAACCTAGTGTATACGTGGGGGTTGTTCAACCAGTTCATCCCCATTGACTTCATTGTGGAGCCTACGTACGTGATGTCGTGGGCCGCGAAGTGGCTCGGTAAGAAGAAGATTTACTACAAGATGTGTGACCAAGAGGGATTCCTTGACGACATCTGGGAGATGATTGACTCCGCTGATGCAGTGGTACACTACAACGGCACGGCCTTCGACATGAAGCACCTGAACCGTGAGTTCGTCGAGGAGGGTATGTTACCCCCACTGATGCCTAAGAACATCGACCTGTTGAGGACCGTGAAGGAACGCTTCCGGTTCCCGAGCAACAAGCTGGACTACGTAGCCAAGGTACTGCTCAAGAGGCAGAAGCTTGACCACGAGGGCTTGAAGCTGTGGATGGGGTGCATGATTGACAATGACCCGACGTGGTGGAACGTCATGAAGCGGTATAACAAGGAAGACGTACGCATCACGGAGGAGCTATACCTCAAGCTGCGCGGCTGGATCAAGGGCCACCCGAACCACGGACTATACATCACAGACCAAAAGAACCCGGTCTGCCGTGCGTGTGGGTCTGAGAATGTCGGTACCCGCGGATGGCAGCCACTCAATGTCAACAGTTACATGCGCTACCAGTGCAAGGACTGTGGCTGGCAGGGTCGTGGCCGTAAGCGGATGAAAGGCGGCAAAGAATCTATGCAGGTACTATCATGACACAATTAACTGAAGCAGCAATCCAAGCTATCATGCAGTCTGACATGAAACTGTGGGAGTTGGCCCAGACAGAGGAGCCTACTCCCGGTGTTATCATCAAGTCATTGGACCTACCCTTTGGGATAGGTCCCGTGGAGATACGAATGGAGGGAATTACTGATGCAGGATCACGACGAAACGCAGTCTCTCAGTTCGCAGAGTACGTCCGAAGCGTCATCGCCGACAAGACAGATGACGAAGCCGTTGAAGCAAGAGCTATACAGGCGGCTGCACGTGTTGAACAAAGAGATAGCGAGAGCAGCCTACGAAGCAGCCCCGGTGGAGTACCAAATACCCGCCCTGTTAAAGAAACTATTCAAGGCGCAGCGGAAGCACAGCAAGAACTTGCTGAAGCATCTGCCGGACTCGGAGCGACTCTTGCTACTCGACGAACTACGCTGGACGGTCTTATTGGACGTGCCGAAGATAATCTTACCCGCTGGCGCGCAGAAGCGCGAGCACTAGACGCAGCGTTGGCTGTGTTAAAGGAGGATGCCCATGGTACACCCGCGGATACAGGAACGCCGGAACAATGTCCGGCGTCTGAGGTGGTTCGGGAAGAGGAATAACTTTAGGCTAAATCTTGCGTCTCCAGACCCGGATGCCAAAGGTGGCAGCGTAGATCATGACGATGAGCCATCGGTACCAATCTGGGGTGTTCGTAAGGTTTTCGAAACCCCGAGCAATGAAACTCTCCAAGCCGGGAATGAATACGGCGATCATTGGGATGGTGAGGGTGATGATGACTAACTCATCCTTCCATCCAGAGTTTGCGATGCTCTGAGATTCCCAGTCAGCATCCCTACCCTCGCTTTCAGAAGCCCTCCTTGAGAGGGCTTCTTGCCATGCGATCTTCCCTTTGAGCTTGGCCAGCACAACGTCATGCTTCAGCTTCACCTTCTGCTTGTAGTAGCCTACTACTTCAGGCGCAACTGTCCCCATTAGTTTTTCTACAATCGTGTCCCAGATCATCATAATTTCTTACCTCTGGTGTTCAATGCCCTGTATCATACACGAGAAGTCAACCAACCCAGTCAGTGCATCGTTCACACCGAAGACAAGGTTCTCAGTCTTTGCTCCCACTAGTTGTAGAGGGGAACCGCTCTTGGCAAACGTCCAGCGGCAGAGAAGTAGGTCATTACCTTGGCCGGGGGCTGTCCAGTTCACGTCATAACAAAACCCACCGAAGTCCCCGTTCTTCTTGATCGGGTTTCCGTCGAGTAGGTCTAAGACTACTGCACCAGTAGGTCCACCCACTGTCTTCGTCAGGGTACAACCGTTACCGAGAGCACTTATGCCCCCGAACAGAGATGCTGTCATGGTTGTGGCATCTTCAATCAAGAAGATAGCTCGGTGTATATCCCACACCTTGCCCGCAGCAGGACCGGCATAGAAGATGTCGGCAGCCCCTACCACCATAAGGTGGTTGGTGCCATCACCTACCAGTCCGTCGTCAGTTAAGTATCGGAATACATTCTTACTCATATCAGTTTCTCCACTTTTACTACCATCCCTTTCGGTATAAACATCTTGGCTGCGGCTCCGTCTTCTTTCTTAGCGTAGAGGTCCGTCGCTAGGACGTAGCCGTGTTGGTTCTTCGCAATGAGGAAGCCCACTGTCTTACGGTATACTGGCTCCGTCTCTTGTGCCTCTTCAACTCCGAAGTCGTCGGTGTCAATGAAGGCATCGCCCCAGTGTACAACGACTACTGTATCAGACATCGACTAGCTCTATGTGAAAGAGGTCATCGAACTTCTGGTCGGTCACGTCCCCATCACCATCCCAGTCCCCTCCCCATCTAATCTTAATCCCCATCTCTGCCGCGATGCCAAAGGCACGCCCGGCTGCGTAGCCGAGGGCACCCCAGAGCTTCTCGTTGACAGGGTATGGTGCGGGCTGGAAGTCTACGGCTAGGGCCGGGCGCTTGTTGTGCTTGCTGTCAGGCCAGCGGAGGGTCGAGGCTCCGACCTCGAACAGTGTGTTCTGTTCATCGCAGTCCCGGTGTCCACTGATGAGTGATATGTCAGCAACCTCATCCCGCACACGGGTCATGAGGGTCTGTAGCCGGGGGTCTAGCTCCTTCAGGACACGTTTGCTCTTGCGTCCCCAGATGCGTGTCACACGTGTGACGTTTCTCATTGCTCACCCGGCATACGTACCTGACCCATAGGTTGTATCTGACTATCAGTGTCAAGGCCTTCCTGTGACAGCTTGAACATCACGTAGTCAGCGACAGCTTTACGGTGTGTAGGGTTGTTCTGGTCGAACTCCTCGCCACCACTACCGTCACGTGAGCCGGGGATGTACTTGTGTATGTCACCGGGGAAGAGGTCCCATCCGCCAAGGTCTTGTATGATCCTAGCCGCAGGGCGTCCGCCCAGTCGCATCGTCCTGATGGACGCGAACAACTTGAGCGCCTCCGGGTCATTGACAAGGTGCGCTGCCTTAGCTGCGCCACCCCGTACCTGTCCTCTGCGGAACGCTGTGAAGAAGCGTTGCATACGAGACAGAGGGCCAAATATAACACGTGTCAAAGCTAGCCCTGTGGGGTTAGCTTCGGCACCCGAGCCTACAACCATTGCACGGTCAGACCGTTGTTTCAATACATTCTTGACTAAGCCTAGGTTCCGTATCCACACTGTAGCCTCCGCAGGGAATACATTACGGATAAGTGCGTTGTTCTTGGTAAGCCACTTCTCAAAACCAAGGTAGTTACCAGTCTTTGACGCTGCGAGGAGTGATGTTTCCAGTTCATCCTGCATCATCATCCGCACACGGTCTCCGAGTACTCCTCTCTCCATGCCGGGTACATTATCGAGCAGCTTGAATAGCTGTCTCTGTTGCTTGCCCGTCATGCTGTTCACTTGGTCCCAGATGAGTCTCTGGTTCTCTTCTCTGAGCAATGACTTAACCCCTATATCTACGTCAGGAAGCAGTCTGTTAATCTCAGCCCCATAAGCATCCATCGCAGCCTTATTCGTAAGTGTGTAGTGTGCCAGAGCACCGGGCTGGTGTCGTATGTGCAGCATCTCTTCGGGAGTGAAGAACTTGGAAACTGTCTCGCCTTTAGTGGCTATCCACTCTTCAAAGAAGTCTTGATCTATAACATCCTGACCCTTCTTGTTCTGGGTGATTACAGCACGGTCATAGTCCTCAAGGATTGCTTCCCTGAACCTCTGCTTCATGAGTGGGTTGAATGAGATGTCTGCCTCTATAGCACCAAGCTCTGATCTCGCTGGCTTACTTAAGAACCTAGAGAACTCTGCTTGTGGCTCACTAGGCAGTATCCTGCCGTCTTCTCCCCGCTTGGGTAGCACACGTGGGCCATCGCCCATCTTCTTACGTGCTTTAGTGTAGCCTTCCAGCAATGCCTCAGTGTAGCTCCTAGGCACAATCTCCTCAAACATAGGACCCTCAGACACCCACTGTTGTGCTTCATCGTCCCAGTCAGCGTGGTTACGCTTGATCTTGATGCCCGGTTCCTTCTTCAGCTTCTCCCACATACGTACAGCGTCCGGGCTCACATTGCTGTCGGAAACAAGGCGTGCCCCGTGTGCGCGGGCCTCCGCATGGCTAGCTTTGTACAACTCGAAGCCGATGCCTACGTTCGTGAGGTCGGCCTCTTTGTCAATGAGATTGGATGTTTGGACTCTCCACACGTCTCCGTCAGGGAGTACGTGAACCCCAAACCCTGCTGGTACATCACTCACAGCCTCGCCTGCCGCATTAGTAGTGCCGCGGGGAGCGAAGTGAATAACATTGTCACTCGTCTGTGCCACAGAGATGCGGCCAGCGCCAGTGATAGCATCATTAGCTGCTATGATGACAGCCTCCGGGTCGAAGTACCTACCTCCGTCCTCACCCCACACCTTATGGATGTAGTCTTGCAAACCTCGCTTGCCTTGGGCCTCTTTAATAGTAAACCGCTCTCGTATCTTGGCGGAGGTACTCTTAATGGCCATGCCCTCATGACTCAGGACTTCAATACTATGACTAGCTGTACCCGGCGTGACATACATAGCGTCATACCCGAGGACATCCTTCATGTTCTTCATGTCGCGCTGAGTCTGTCTGATGTTTGCGTTGGCTATCTCGACTCGCTCAGGGTTCGTGAACACACCGAGCTTGCCTTCACTCCTAGCACCAAAGTCTTGTATGACGTTGCTGGTGGTGCGCAGTATCTTAGCGCCTAGCTCACCAGCCAGAGTACAGAACAACTCGATCTTTCCTGCGTCCCAACCCAAGTCAAGCATCTCGGCGTACGTCGGGTACGACTCACCACCAGTACGCATATAAGTACCGATGATCTCCATAGCGTGGCCCTCTAGCCGCCCACCGACACCACCCGTGAGGCCGGTGGCTGCCATGCGTGCGTTAGGTCCCTTCATGCCCAGTGTGAATACCTTACCCAGAGCACCCACCTTACCTTGTGGCGTGAGGAACACACCACCAAGGCTACCCGCTAGACCCAGTATCTCTGCCGGGTCCATCATGTCCCCAAGGTCACCTAGCTCAAGGCCAGTGCCTTCCATCGTGGTATATCGCCACTTGTTGGGGTCTTCGGTGTCCGGCTGTAAGAACAACCACTGCTGGAGCAGGGGATCGTATTGGATGGCTTGGTTCTTCAGGTCATCCGGTAGCTCATCCCTATAGGAGTCTACAAAATTCTTTAGCTCGTCTCCTTGCTGCCGTACCGTCGGCGTGGTAGCAATGAGCGCCCGTTCCTTCAGGGGTCCGCCTGAGGTCATGTCTATGCCCTCGTCGGCCCGCTGTTTCTTAATCATGTCGGGATGGTCAGGACGCTTACCCTCTAAGGAGGGGATGTCCTCTTGGTATGCCATTCCTGCCGGACCTACTGGCCTACGCCACACGGACTGTCCTGCCTTGTCTATGCGTTCGATGCCTGTAGGCTGTGGGCTAGTCGCTAACGACTGTGGGAGGGGTGGCTTCTCGGACTCAGGTATATCCTTAGGATGCTCCTCACGCCACAGCCTGAGCTTACCTACGCGCCGTGCCCAGTCATGCTCACTCATACCGTCCCGTCCCAGTTCCTCCATGTCCTGCTTGAGTCGCTGGGCTTCCTCTTCCGACCTTATCTGGCGGGCAGGCGGGGGAGCGTTCGCTGCTGCTTCTGCGGCGGCAGCATCTTCCGCTTCCTCTGCTCGATTAAGTGCTTGCTGCTCGTCGCTCGCTTGAAAGTTCTGTAGCTGTTGTCGCATTCTTGGGTCGGAAATGACACCAGAGAGAGGAACTCCCGGAGGGGTTATATGAGCAGGCTGACTGCCTCCCCACATGGGGTTGGCTATCTGCTCTCTGATCCGATCTGATTCAGTTACCATTAGAAGCTACTCAGGAAATCTTCATCACTCTGCGCCTCTACTGGCTCCGAGTCAAGTGGGTTCACATCTGCATCTATAGGAGACATAAATGTTGCGCGTCCCGTACGATCATCAACCGTAAAGTTATACGTCTCTCTCAATTCTGTGAGTTCCTCTCGGTATCTCGTAAGTCCTTTGTTCCCAACGAAGGCTTCAAACACCCCTCGCTTGGTCATGCCCTCTGGTACAGGGAAGTTCTCAAACTCGACTGCACCGTAGTACACATCCAGTTCATTCTCTAGTCCAGCCGCGCTATCGTGCATCATCTCAGCGAACCGGCGCATCATCACAGCCGGGTTAGCGGTGTTACCACCCAACCTCTTAGCCGCATTGATAATATCGTTGTCTGACAGGCCGCGGTTGCTGGGCTCTGCCAGCCTTGCTGCCATGTACATCAACTCCATGATCTGTGCGCGGTAGTTCTGCGCCTGTGCCGAGTTTTCTTGCATCTCGGGCGGCAGCGTGAGGATGTCCCATATTGGATGGGCGGCATCGCTAGCGACACCATCCTTACCAGTCCAGAAATCAAATCCTTGCCAACCGACTACATTACCATCAGCATCTTGTCTGTTGGGGTCTGCCTGTGCGTCTTTGCTCCGTCCTATACCAACAGCAGTACCCGCTGACTTCAAGATACCTTTCATGTTACGTGCTGTCTGATCCATGAAGGCATTAACACCACCGGCTGCGCTTATGACTTGATCCGCGTTGCCGCCGATGTTGAGGTCATTGATTGTGTCCATGACACGACCCATCTTACGCACAGACTCAAGGCCCGTGGTCGTCAGGTTCCGTAGCTCCTCCAACTCTTTAGAACTGGTGTTCCGAGCAATGGCCGAGCCTATAGTCTCCAGTCGTAGCTGGCTACCAGCGAAGGCTCGTTCGTGTCTCTTAAATGTACCGGCGGGCGCAAACTGAATCTCACCCTCCTTATTGGTGTACTCTACCCCGTACTGCTTCCCACGGCGAGCCCATTGAGCAGAGCGTCGTTCGTCCTCTCCCTCTATTACAACGTCCACCACGCCAGCGTCTATTGCACTGGACTGGGCTTCGTTCTTCTGTGCGTCGAGCTTGTCGAACTCAACCTTCTCTTTACGGAGTGCTTGAACCTTTGCGAGTGCTGCGGACTGCGCCGTGGCATTACCTTCTAGTTGCGCCTGCTCAGCCACAAACTCTGCCAGCTTAATGCGTGCGCCGGGGTCTTTAAGGTCCCCGAAGTCTTGCTGCGCGATCTTCTTGCGGATACTACGCCGACTCTGAACCTCGGCTGCTCCGCCTGCGATGCCCGCGCCGCGTGCGACGATAGCATCATCTACATTGCGGACCCCTTGGCTGAAGTTAAAGGTACCCTCGCCACGTGCTCCCTTGACTGCCTCAAAGAGACCGCGCCCGGCACGGCCTACGCCGCGACCAAGCTGCTGCCCGATCTGCGCAAATTGCCCCACCTCAGTCTGGTTGGTGTTGAGGCCACGACCGATGCCCTTCTCATAAGCCTCAGCTTGGTTAATTGCACCAAGGCCGAGTTCGCCTAAGAAGCCTTCTAGTTCCTGTGGGTTTGTGTTAGCCATTATTGGCCTCCGAAGTTCATGCCGCCAAACATGCTACCCATGCCGCCCATAAAGCCGCCAGTTGACGCTGCTTGGTTACTACCAAGCTGTGCCATAGCGTTGGAAGCACCTGTCCGTGCGCCGACCATGTTAGCGTCTGCGTTGAGCAGGCCGAGCATCATGTTGGACCAGAACTGATTCTGATTTATGTTAGCTTGCTGTCCTTGTAGGCCCATTCCAAACTGCTGTTGCTGCGTGTCGCGACCCATCCCGAATAGCCCCATAGCGTTAGACAGTCGTTGCTGCCCTGCGCCTTGGTTCTGCTGGAGGGCTTGCATCATCTGTTGGAAGCCCTGCCCTTCGCCCTGAAAGCCTTGTCCAATCTGCTGCATCCCGAGGTTGCCAAGCATCTGCTGGTGCTGTTGGCCCATCTGCTGTGCGCCCATGATTCGGTTCTGATCGGCTCGGAACATAGAGTCTCCGAACGATCCCATCCGACCACTTGCACCTGAGGTGCCGCCCATCGTACGCCCAAACTCTGTGTCGAAGAAGTTGTTGCGAGCCTGCGTCTCAAAGGGTTTAGCCATTGCGCGGGAGGCATCAAGCTGCTGTTGCATCATCCCCTGTGTGTCTCCAGCATTTTGTAGGTTTTGAAAGCCCTGTCCAAACAAGCCTTGTACGTGCTGGCCGAAGTTCCCGAAAGCATTAGGGCCCGCTTGCATTCCAAGCTGGTTATTAGCATTAGCCATAGCTCCTGCGATGTCATTCCCTTGGAAGGCATTCTGGAAGTCTTGGTTGTTGAACATACCCCCACCCAACATCCAGTTGGAGCCTGCGTCGATGTTCGCCCGCATAGCAGCCATACCGGGGTCTTCGTTTGCAAAGAAGTTTCCGCCTCCCCACGTATCAAAGCCACCAGACCCAAAGGGACCAACTCCTCGTCCGGGGTTCGGCTCGGCCATACCTTGGATACGATCCTGCGTGTTGCGTAGCTGACCTTGGGACCTGTGCTGCCCGTAGAGTCCTATTGCTGCTTCTATTGCTGCACCCCATCCTGCCATAATGTTATCTCCAGTACTTTGATTGGATGTTCATGTCGTTCATTATAAAGGCTCTCTCTGAGGAGTAGCCCGGCAATTCCAACCAGTCGTGTATGCCTTTAATGCTCTTGGTGATGTCGTCATAAGCCACGTGCAGACCCTTCAGTGCGCTGTTCCCTTTCTCTAGTGCCTCAAGGAACACTCGGTCAACCGGCACTTCTATCTTCTTCAGACTTCGTTCTATTTCGTCGAGGTCTCTGTGGACTACTACAATCTTTTGTGGATCGAATTCGTTCAACCACTTCACGGAGACACCTGCCTCCGCATTCCCTAGATGGGTGAAAGGCACCTGCATGTCGTAATCAAAGAACGAGGCTTCGTGATAGCAGAGGGTATCCCCCTGCGAGAAGTAGGCCGCGAACCACGCAGTGCGTGATCGTGGCAGCCCCGTTATAAGGAACCTCATAGGAGAGAGTCTACCTTGGTCTCAACCGCGGCGACACGCTCACGTATCTTAGATTGGTTCTCTTGTATCTTGTCTACCTTCCCGTCAATACTCTTGACGCTCTCGCGGGTCCCATTCAGAGCTTGTCTTGTGCCACCGTATGCTGCGGCGATAGTGAGTGCTGGAACAGCCAGCATTGCCATTTGATAGTAGTCCATATTATGCGTCCACGTGTGCAACACCGCGATAGTAGCCGGTGGCTATGATAGTTACTCCAGCATCATCGAGTGCGATCTCTACCTTCATGACTCCATCGAGTTCGCCGACCTCTGTCTGAGACCATGAAACCTTACACTCGGCCTCTCCTGCACCGCTGAGTGGGTTCCATGTGACCCCCAGTGTGCCGGTAGAGGATGTCGGATCATCTCCGCTCTGTGTGGTGAACCGTAACCAGAAGTCTCGCGCTGGGTTTACCTGTCCTAGATTCCACTCAGCAGGGCTGGTGACCCACTGGCTCTCGCCCGCAGTGATGTCACGGTCTATTGTGCCATCCACGTTGAACGTCCAGCTAGCAAGAGCGTTGGCCGGGTCATCATTTTCATCTTCGGCTAGGTTGGGGCTGCCCGGAGTACCAGACAGGTAAATTACTGTCGGTGACGAGCTACCAGCCATTATTCTGAGTGCAGGCAACATCAGACTGCCGCATCGCCTGTGAGTACCCACTCCGTGGTCGCTACTTTGGTAACGAAGACGGTTGAGTACTGTACATTGGTTGTGTCTCCATTCGGTGCTCGTAAGTCATCAGTCGTGACAACTATCTGCACCCTTCCCGCGCCCTCTTGGTGGAACGCGAAGACTGAGCCTATTGGCCAGTCCGTAACGCTTTGCGCATCAAACGTGACTGTCATTAAGGTGGCGTAGTTACACTGATACCACCGGTTAGCCATGTTGAGGTCGTCCATACTCACGCTGGCTGTGTTGTACTGACCATCGGAAACAACGGGGATACCGAAGTCTTGGTAGGCAATCGCTTTGTTAGTACCGTCGGCTCCGTCGTCTACAAAGAGGAGGTCACCGCCTGCGATGGCGTTGCCTGCTGCAAGGGTAGTCAGCGAGGAGATGTCAAAGGTTGCTGTGCCGCTGGACATGTCCAAGGGCTGCGTTGCTGACACTTCATAGTCAGCGATACCAAGGGTCGTGGTGTCCGTGATAAACTCCAGACCGTTGTCCATAGTCAGCCAGCCGAATGCACCATCGTCACCAGAGCTATCATCCCAGAACGCTATGCTATCAGCGTCCGGGTCTGTGAGGGCCTCAAGCCCGAGGAAGCTCAGTATGACGGTGGCATCGCTGAAGTCAAGGCCGGTGCCCAGAGTGAACCAAGCTACCTGACTACCTCCTGCTTCTCCACTGTCCCATCCGACTAGAGCATCTTCAGTGGGGTCTGCTAAGGCTCTGAGGTCCCCGATCATTCCCAGTGGTGAGCCTGTCCCTTCGTAGTCAGACCAGAAGGCCAGACTCGCAGGACTAACCAGCGTACCAGTAACAGCCTCGCCTTCGGCTTCCGCCTGCGAAGCTAGGTCAGAGGAGTCATACTTGGTAGCGACCGCTGTGACAATGGCGTTGAACTCAGCGTCAAATTGCGAGCCAACGATTACCTTGTCGGCGTCACCCGTGGTTAGAGCATCTTTGTCTCCGAAGTGTGTAGCACCATCGGCATTGGCTCGTGCATAATCAGACATTAGGCTATCCTTCCTATTTTAGCGAACAGGTTTATTGATTGAAGCGCGAAGTTACCCTTCGCTGTGCTGAGTGTACATCCGACTTTCACGTACTGGCCCCCTGACTTGCCGGGGACGGTCAGCTTTCGTAGTGCTATACTGCCGCCGAATTCAGTTTCTTTGAGGGCGTTGGCCGGTGCGGTCGGGATGATATACCCGAGGCCGGACCCACCACCAGTAAACTCGGATATGTTAAACTCCGAGCCTTGGGACCCTGCAGCAGATATGACCTCATTGAAGGCATTGGTGTCGAAGTCATAGTTTAGTGTGAAGTTTACTTGGGTGTCTGTGCCGACGAACATGAAGCTGGTCAGCCGCTTGACGAACTTGAGGTACTGGTTGAGTTCCCCAAAGTCGAGCCACCCTGACTGGTACGTGAAGTCATAACTAAGACCATCATCATTGAAGTCTGCGTGCTTCATGATCTCACCTACAACCCCCGTGAAGGAGCCGTACACTTGCTGGTCGCTCGTGAAGTAGGTGGCGGTCTGGAGGGTAGTGGACCACTCGGTAGACCGGTAGGAGCCATCCTCCATTGGGTTCCGGGTATCGAAACACTTCACCTTGTTCGACTGCGGGAAGACTACCAGTACGAAGTCTTCAACAGGTGAGTACAGTACAGTGATGTCATCCTTGTCACTCTCTGCTGTCAGGTACGCGAGCGTCGTTGACTGTACGTGGCGAGATACATTTGTCGTTGGTGTCGTCTTGTCTTGTAGGGCACGAGACAGTGCTTGTAGCCCAGACTGGGACAGGAAGAACACATCCCCGAGAGCCCGCGTAATAGCGAACTGGGAGACGCAGCCGGTACCGGGAATTGTATCTGAGACGTAGATGTTGCTCGGGTTGAGACCTATGTCTGAGCCAGCCCCGTCCGTCCAGATGACCGTGTTGTGCTTGCCAAAGATCACGAGGTCTCCCGCGAACTCTTCGATGGCGGTCACTGTGTCTTGACCCGAGGGCCAGACACGAGCCATGTCTATCCATCCGCCTCCGTCGTCGGTGTGCCACTTGGTTTCGTCGAGGAGGGCACAGAATCGGATAGTGTGGCCATCCGAATCAAGCACCCAAAGCCTTCCGAACGCAGCCGTGCCGACACCCCCAGTAGGAGCTTGGCCACTAGCCACAGACACAGTTGTGAAGTCGCCCGTACCCGTGTAGACACTTGGGTTCGAAGACGTGCCAGTACCGAGGGCGATACACTTGTCATTGAAGTTGACGAACTTGATGTTTCCCTCAGTGATTGTGAGAGAGCCTTCAACTGTAGTTGGCGCAGACGCAGTTTTGAATATGTCCGCGTCAGTGCTACTGATTGTTTGGGTTGTTCCATCTGCTTTGACATACTCGTGAACCCTCATAATGACTCCCGCGGCGGGAGTATCTGTCTGAGAAGTAAAGCCTTTGCGGATCGCAGCACGCCCATTACTGTCGAATATTACATTGTTGAGGACTGTCGCCCACTCAGATGACAGGAGGGTACTGCTCGCCTCTGTGTTCAGGCCACGCATGGCCGGAGAGGACAGGGGGATCGGCATTACTGCAGCGCCGGGATGTAGTTGCTTTTGCGGCATTAAAGGACGTTACCGTAGAGGTTATTGCGCAGCCGTTCAGTATTCGTCATGTCAAGCTCACTCGACTTCTTGTTCACTTGCATGTCTAACTCCAGAGCAGCCGCGAGTGCGTTCTTAGCCTCCTCCTTGACGAAGGATGCGGGCTCGCCTAGCTCTTCTCCTCGCTCGTTCATGGCAAGGGAGAGGGCCTGTAGATAGAGAGGTCGGGCCGGAAGAAGAATCCCAGTGCTGTCGTCTGTCCCGTCGAGGGCAAGCTCAGCCTGAGGATTGTACCAATAGGTGCGCCATGTGCGCACTGTGTTCGAGCCGTAGACCAGTGCGAGTGTATAGCCCCGCCCGTCGGCGTCTGGCTGAATCGCAAAGGCTTGCGGTGCGGCCTGATCGTCGGGGGTACTAATCCATGTGTCTCTGATGCGGTTGCGCGCCTTCAAGGAGTAGTCAAATAACTGACGCTCCTCGCCTGTCGTGATGTCGAAGGCCATAGGAATAGTATCGTTGGCGGTTCGCATTAAGAAGGAACGATCCGATGTCTCAGTGAGGTCGTATGTGAGGGTCCCGTCAGCGAGGATAGTCGTATCGACTGCTGCCTCATTGACAGTCCAGAACCATGCGTCTTCCAGTATCTCCTTAGCATCGTTGACAAAGATAGCCATGAGCTTAGCGTAGTTCGTAGAGGCAACCGAGGTCACCTCTGTCTCACGCAGGCGGAGGAGAAGTTTGTTTACTGTCGCTAGCTGTGTTGCCATAATGAGTCCTATATTGGATCGTGGGCCAGTGTGCCAGTTGCATCATTCCAAGCAGAGTCATCGTCAGCGCCGACAGCCCAGACGGGTGCGCCCGTGTCTGTGTTGAATATCATTGTGCCTGCTACCTTCTGTGCTGACGTGTTGATCGCGTTACCTACCGCGGCTAGGGCAGCGGTTGTTGAGGTCGGCGTGGTGAAGGAGTCTGGTACGACCCGACCCGCGAAGTTGAAGTCAGTGAACCCGGTACAATTGTAGTCTCCGATCCCTGCTATGACAAAGTTGGTGGTGTCGAAGTCTAGTGCTATGTCGTCGCCCGTACCAAACCTAAGCTCGGCGTTGTCCTCGTAGCGGCTTGTGGAGCCGGAGGCTACAACTTGTGTGGCCCCTGCAGCATAGCTGTGGGTGCCGGTTGTCGAGGCCCATGTTGCAGTAACCGTCTGGCCTGTAGCGCCGATCAGTCCTGCGTCAGATGCAGTAAGGATTCGTTCCCAGTCTCCAGCCCCGTCTGTGTTGAGTGAGGCGCACCCATTGGCGGATGTTTCAGTTCGGAGCGCATCATATATTTGACCCGTTGATCCCGCTGAGTGCCCTAGAACAACGCCGGGGAACCCTGAAGGAGAGTTGTCACCATTGGGATCAATGGATATATATGCTCCCTCGTTACCCGGCGTTCCTGTAGTTTGCGTCATTAAGACAATTGGTACGTTCTCGTCATAAGCGCGAACCCAGAAAGTCTCATCAGCATTTGCTGGTCCTACCTTAAATCCTATGTCCTCGTAGCGATTCTCCCAGTATATAGGGTAGGTCCAAGTTCCACTCCCAGTGGATATTGCGCCAGTGGCGTCTGTAGTTAACCAAATTCCGTCAGTGCGAATCTTCAGCCCTATATCACCAATGCTGCCGTGGTCGTTGTCTATGACAAGATCAAACCCACCGACAGTACTACCGTCTGCCTCGAAGAAATTACGAAGCTTGAATACTTGATCTACTCCGTTGAATCCCATACTGAAAAGCTGAGAGTCGTCAGCTAAATCCCATATCTCCCAGTTTACAGTCGGGGTCTCATCGAAGGGTGGAGTAGCTGTGTTTACATCTGCATTGAGTCGGGCTCCGCCTGCCACGGCCTCCCATGCGGCGTTCCCGCCTCCGTCAGAGGTCAGGACCCAGCCATCAGTAGAAGACTCTGCGTTTACATCACCCGCCAGTACTGCGGTCAAGTAGCCTGCTGAGCCGTGGTTCCCCCAACCGTACGCGGTGTCCCAGTTGGCGAGGTTAGCCAGAGTGGAGTCCATCTC